TTCATTCAAGAAATTAAAAGAAAAAGGTAATATTAAAAAAACAATGTTAGACTAATGGTAGTAATTTGTAAAAAAGCAACTATAAAATTGGTAAAAGGTGTTTTATATAAAGCAATTGCTTTAAAAAACATTGATCCTACTTGTGTTGGTAGAGTTTATATTGATAATATAGGTTGGTATAGTGTAAATAATTTTGAAATTGATGGAAAACCTCTACCAAAAAAAGAAATAAAACTTGAAAAGAGAGATAGATTTTCATTAGATTTTAAAGAACTTTCTAAAGGTGATATTTTATTTTGTAGAAGTGATAACTATAAAAGTCTTATGAGAGATAAAATGTATAAGATAAAAGAATTATCAACCACATCAAAACAATATATGAGTTATAATGGGACTTTACAAACATCATATGAAAACTATGTTAGATTTGAAGGAGTTTCTAGAAAGTTACTTTTTAGTCAATGGAGATTTGAAAGAATGCCAACAGATGAAGCAAGAGAAATGACACTTGAACAAGTGTTAAATGATGTTCCTGATAAAGTAACAAGGTCAGATTTCAAAAATTTAAAGAAAATTGACTTTGTTGAGAATAAAAATAAAGAACTCATGAAATTTTTATCAAAATCAATACTTGATGGTAACAGACACCATTTAAATATTGTTGAATGGACAGTAAAACAATTGGGTAAAAATATGGATTTAGAGATTAATGACTATGATAAGTTATTAGATATGCCTTTAAAAGATATTTTAAAACTTATTGAAAATTAAAAATATAAATACATAGTAGATAATTTTTTATAAGGTAGTGTTATGTATTTAATATATAAAATTAAAACTATTTTATGAAATGGAAAGAAAATGATATAATAAATGGATTTAAATTAATTGAAAAAGTAGATAAGAAAGGTTATTGGTTAGCAGAACATAATTGTGGTAGGGTATATTCTTTTAGAAATTCTCAGATAAAGAATCAGACCTATTGTAAAGGATGTATAGATAAGTATAATGATAGTAATTTTGGATATAATCATAAATCTTGGAGGGGTTCTGGTGAGATACCTTCTGATTTATTTACAACTATAAAATCAAGTGCAAGATATAGAAAATTAGATTTTGATTTAGATATTGATTTTTTATGGAATTTATTTTTAAAACAAAATAAGAAATGTAAACTATCAAATATAGAAATTTATTTCAATAAGAAATGTGGTAGTAAGAAATATAAAACTGCAACTTTAGATAGAATTGATAGTACATTAGGATATATCAAAACTAATGTACAATGGGTACATAGAGATATAAATAAACTAAAGAGTAACTTTCCGGAAAGTTACTTAATAAAATTATGTGGTAGAATATATCTTAATAATACTTGTGATGATTTATCTATAGAAGATGGAGTTTTTTATAAAAAAGACCAATTTCAAAAAGTGATTTGTTGACACTAATTTCAACAAAAAATTAAAAATTAAAAACAAAAAACAAAATTATGGTATTAGACTTTTTAGCTAATTATTGGTGGGCTATTGCCCTTGTGTTCTCTTTAGTATTGTATAAATTTATACTAAGAGTATTTTTCGGATTGGTTATTGTTCCTGAGAACAAAGTTGGTCTAGTAACAAAAAAGTTTGTTCTTTTTGGTGCAAACAAAGAATTAAGTGGTGATAGAATTATTGCAGTAAATGGAGAAGCAGGTTTACAAGCAAAAATGTTAGAGACCGGTTTACACTGGTGGATGTGGCCTTGGCAATACTCTGTTGATATGCAAGGATTTATAGTTATTCCAGAAGGACACATTGGTTTGATTTCAGCTAAAGATGGTAAAGTTCCACAAACAGGACGTATCTTAGGTCGTAGAGTTGAGTGTGAAGATTATCAAGATGCAGAAGCATTTATTAAAAATGGTGGTCAGAAAGGCCGTCAAGCAGCTTATATTACAAATGGTAGTTATAAAATCAATACATTCTTATTTGAAATATCAACTACAAAACAAGTAAGTGTACAAGAGAATATGGTGGGTATTGTTACTACATTAGATGGTGAGCCACTTAGTAAAGACCAAATTGCTGGTGATAAAGTGGAAGGACATAATAACTTTCAAGATTTTGATACATTCTTATCAAGTGGTGGTAACAGAGGTTTACAAACTCAAGTTATTCAAGCAGGATCTTACAACCTTAATCCTTGGGCTGTTCAAGTTGAAGAAGTACAAATGACAGAAATTCCAATTGGTCATTGTGGTGTTGTTATTTCTTATGTTGGTGCAGATGGTGTTGATGTAACTGGTGCTGGATTTAAACATGGTAACTTAGTATCTAAAGGACAAAAAGGTGTTTGGGCCGAACCATTAGGACCTGGTAAATATGCAATTAATGTATATACTAATACAATTGAGATTGTACCTACAACTAACCTTGTACTTAACTGGGCAAATGCAAGAACTGAATCTCATAATTTAGATAAAGGATTGAGTACAATTACTGTACGTTCTAAAGATGGTTTCCCATTTAACTTAGATGTATCTCAAATTATTCATATTCCTATGGCAGAAGCTCCAAAAGTAATTGCACGTTTTGGTTCTACACAAGCACTTGTATCTCAAGTATTAGAGCCAACAATTGGTAACTACTTCCGTAACTCTGCACAAAATTCAGATGTTATTGCATTCTTATCTACTCGTCAATCAAGACAAGATGCTGCTAAACAAGCTATTTCATCTGTACTTGAAGAGTACAATGTTCATGCAGTTGATACATTAATTGGTGATATTACACCACCAGAATCATTGATGAAAACATTAACTGATCGTAAAATTGCAGAAGAACAAAAAACAACTTATGAGACACAAAAAATGGCTCAAATCCAAAGACAAACTCTTGAAAAAGAGACTGCAATTGCAGATATGCAAAGTGAAGTTGTAAAAGCAAATCAAGGTGTTGAGATTTCTGAAAAAATTGCAGATGCAGAAGTTAAAAAAGCAACTGGTGCTGCAAGCTCAGTAAAAATTGCAGCTGAAGCTAATGCTGAGGCAACTAAATTAAATGCTGAAGCTGAAGCTACTAAGAAAACTCTTCTTGGAGAAGCTGATGCAAATGCTATCTTGGCAGTAGGTACTTCAACTGCTAAGGCATATGAATTAGCAGTTAATGCAATGGGTAAAGATAACTTTACTACATTCAAAGTAACAGAAGAGATTGGTAAAGGTAAAGTGAAAATTATGCCTGACTTATTAATCAATGGTGGTGGACAAGGTGGTAATGGTTCATTAGATGGATTACTTGGGATGCAAATCATGGAAATGATGGGTAAAGGTATGAAACCTGCAAATAATAGTAATGTTATTGACATTCCAGCAGTTGAAGAAACTACTGACAAAAAAGGTAAAAAGTAATAAAAACCTTTCTGGTTAGAGTCTTTAGAAACTTTTAATAGTTTAGATGTTGATTGGTGGGTTAAACCACAAGGAGCATCGCATTTAGGTTTGGCATATCAATCTATTTTAGATACAGATGATTTAGATGTGGCAAGAAGAACAGCAGAATATATTGAAAGCCATTTTGAATTTCCTATACTAATTTGTTTATCCAGAGAGAATGTATCAAGACATGAACCAGTTGGATCAAGTAATGATGAAGGTTGGTGGAAGATAGGAAGAGCATTTGATAAGATGGTTTCAAATGATGAAAAAGGAATTCATATAATATAATTAAAAAAGATATAAAAAAAACCTCATATTTTCATATGAGGTTTTTTTATTTAGGGAAGAAAGATTTTTTTAATATATATGTTATGAAAAAATGTCAAGTGCCAAATCCAAAGAAGATATTTATAGATTGAATCATTATAAAAATTTTCAACCATTATGTAGTTATACAAATAGAAATATAAAAAAGGCCTCATATTAAAATATGAGGCCTTTATTTGAATTAGATATTATCCAAGAGTAAGAAAGATTTTTCTTGATGAGCGGTCAACACTCAAAACTTTCACTCTAATATCTTGTCCAGATGTGAATCTCTTACCAAGTTTCTCCATTTCTGATGTGTGGATTAATCCAACTGTTTCATCATCTAAGATAACTAAAGTACCAAATTGTTTAACATCTTTTACTCTACCTTCAATCAATTGACCATTTTTGATATTATCCCACAAAGTTTCTCTCAAAACTTGAGTAAGTATAATTTTATCTTTAATGATTTCTTTGATATAGAATTCAATTTGTTGTCCCGGTTTGATTTCAGAAATTCTGTTTTGCCACTCTTCTGTTACATTAGCTTTGTGGATCATACCTGTTAGACATTCATTAAACTCAACAAAGATACCAAATGGTGTAGTACCAGTAACTCTACCTGAATATAGAGTATTAAACTCAAGATTACTGATTTCATCAGGAATCAAGCTTTGTAGATACTTTCTACGACTTACTATGTAAGTTCCTTCGTGTTCAGAGAATGACTCAACCATTACTTGGAATGTATCTCCAATAATAGAACTTGGGTCATAAAGTTTGTTGATACCTGCTAAGGTATTAGGCATAAATGCAGGAAGAGTAACTCCTCCATTTGTCAACTCTACATCATAACCTGCAGGGTTTAATGCTCTAATATAAGCAGTTACTGATTCTCCTTCCTCTAAAGACTTCATATTTTCATGAGCTCTAGATTCATATAAAGAAGCAATACTTCCTTTGATGAAGTAAGTACTTTGTACTACCTCAGTGATTAACAAATCAACTTGTTCTCCAACTTCAATGGAGTTAAGATATTTTGCTTCACCTGGTTTGTTCTCAATACGAACATCATCTTTGTAACCAACAACACTGAACACATATTGATTGGACATCATACCCAAATAAGTAGATCTTACTACTGAACCAGCAGAAGGGGTCTCTATTTGAATAGAGTCATAAAGTGAATCAAGGTATTTATCTTGTAACTTTTGTCCTTTTTTATATGTATCTTCTGCATATAAAAGGTCAAAGTCTGGGTTACCTAATTCTGGGTTTAAAATTTCATTTTGTGTCATATTTATTTAATTTAAGTGTTTAAGTTTTATTAGTAAAATTCAAAAAGTTTAGTTATCTCAATCTTTTTATTTTATTTTTTGTCATATAATCTCTAAGTTTTGCAGCTTCTTCAAAATTTTCATTCTTAATAAGCTGATCCATTTTAATATTAGCTTCTTTAGTAATCTCTTCTACAGACTTTTTAGACTTCTTTATATCCAAAATTGAATTATAAAATTCATTCATTTCTGTTATATCTGTGAAATACTTATTGTTTTCTAATTTATCTGATTTAGATATTTTATTATAAAAATCTTTTGTTAATGCAGAGTTATCTATTAGATACTTAGCAAGATGATAAGGTCTATTTTTAAATAGTTTTAGAAAATTTACAAGATTGTTTTGAAACTCTTCATTCATAACTTTTTTATGAATTTACATTGAGTAAGTTTATATTTTCTCAAATAAAATGTTAAAATAATAATCAAATCTATAAGTTGAACTTGGTTTTTCCTGATTAAAAGTAACTTTAATTGAAGACTCATCAAACTCAGTTTCAGTTTGTAACTTAGTTAAAAGATTAGAAGTATTTATAGAATTTTTATCCCAAGTATTTTTATATCTAAGTGCATTTTGGTTTCTCAAATCCACATAGTTCACATATAATTGAATACTTTTATATCTGTATCTATTAAGAATATTATAATTTATGTAACTTTTAATTGCAGTATCTGTATTTGCATAAATATTCATGTCATTTTTAATACCTTCAAAAGTTCTAAACTTTTTAAGTGTTGCAAATAGGTAATCTGTTATTATGGTCTTTAAATCTATTGTTAATATCCATCTTGTATTATTATCTAATTGAAATTTTGGTTGAGATGGATCTAAAACTAAAGTATGATTACTTTTTTTATTATCACTAGATGAGTAAACAATAGATGCAAATGATGATTCAATTGAAAGGTCCAATTGTTCACCATTCTGATTCTGATAGTATATTATATCTAAAGTATCTATAACTATACTATCTTCTATTTCTAACATCTTTGCACCAAAAAATGTACTTTCTTCAAGCATGTTTAATGTTCCATATACTGCTTTAGTTTGATACTCTGGTGATATATAACTTCTTCTCATTTTTATTCTTAATTTGATGGTCCAATATTTGTTGGTATTGTAATAGGTATTACTATATTATTGTTATTTACAATATTTTCATCTATTGTATATTTCTCTAAATAGTCTTTATTTGCTTTAGTTAGTGTAGATGTTTCTAAATAATACTTTAAATCCCAAGTTGATGAGAAAATAAAAAAGTCATAAATAGAATAACCAAATTCATCTAACATTGGATAAATTGATTTCTCATCTGGATTATCTTTTAATTTTAAAATACTTCCTTTTCTATTTATTTTTCGAACTTTTCTTTCTTTTATAATACCAAAGTTTGTTAGTGTAGTATCAAATAAATAATTACCAGTTTGTTTATACTCATAATCTCTTTTAAATAATTCTATATCATAAAATAATGGCATATAATAACCACTAAATCTATAAATAGTATCTTTTAAAATATTTTTTGAACCATGATAGTTTTCAGTGACCTTAGGTGCAAATTGATTCTCAATTATATTAACACCAACTGGATTACCATTATAAAAATTTAACTGGTCAATATTTAATATTTTTCCACTTTCCAACTTTTTAATTGGATTCAATGGATTGGGTAAGAAAATAGGTCTCTTTAATAAAGATTGTATTTTAACATCTAAACTATCAGGTCCTTCACACTTAATTATATAAGGTAGATTAACAATGTTATTAGTATAACTATATTTATTAATTGTATTATCTTCATCAATAACTACATAAGATACATAATCAGTAAATCCATACTTATTAGTTATATCATTTATTGCTGCCATAAAATTAGTGGCAGTTAATTTTTTATACAATTCATTATAAAGATCATCTCTATTAGTAGATGAAACATTAGTATATGTATTATCTGATATATTTATATTAACTAATATGTTTTTCCACTTTTTATTGATATAGATTATAATACCATTATCAAGTGTTGATTCTATTGATTTATTAGTTGATAAATAATACTTATCATTTAGTAAAATAATTGGATTTCCATTTGTATTATCTTCTGTATAGTTTATATTATATTTAAAATCTGTATCTGGTATTAAACTATATCTTCTTTCCCAACCATTGTAAATACCTGGTTCTAAACCTGGTAATATTGTAAATGAATTATTATATAATATTTCATTATGAACAACATAAGATCCTGTAATATATGATTTATTAGGATTCCAAATTTCAACTAATTTCCATTTAAAAAAACTTGATAAAGGAACTCTTGATGAAATTTCCCATGCAGGTGGGTTTAAAGTATTAACATTACTACTTGTTAATGATATATAGTAATAATTATTACTTTTAACAATATCAGATTTAGAATATGTTACAGTTGAATTGAAATTATTAATAGTGGATATATCAACCCATTGACTTTGATTAGGATGAAAAATATTATTATTTGTATTGGATATAAAAACTTTATTATTATACATTACAATACTTCCAGTTGCATATTGATTAGAAGGTTTCCAAAAATCTATAGTATAAGGTATCAAGTTACTTATACCAATTGCAGGTGAACTATAATATTGTGAACTTGTTTGGGTAGGTATAGTATTTTCTACATAATATTCACCTGAATTATACACAAAACTTCCATTTGTATTTGAATTTCCAGGTGACCAAAATATCTCTCTATTAGTAGGAACATCACTATAAATAGACCAACCTTGGTTAGCAGGATTTGATAAAACATGGTATTCCTGTTGATTTATGGTAATTTTAGTTGTAGGACCACAAGGATCTTTAGTTCCATTAGTATTCTTAAATAAAATATCATCAAATATTACAACAGAACCTGATGCATATATTTTATCCATTTTCCACTCATCAATTATAGTCCATTCTAAAGTACTTACAGATTGTGTTAATGATGCAGGTATAGTATTAGTAATTGACCAATCATTATCAGATAATAAAACAGACATTTTATAATCTACAAATTCATTATTTGTTGATATGTTAATTTTATCAATTTGATTATTAGAGTTTAAGTTAACCCCATCTACTTTATAAATATCAAATCTAATTCCTCTAAATAAACTATGATTAGGAACAGAGTCATCACCAACATTAAAATAAGAATATTTTTTAGTATTCTTTTTAATATCACCATTTAAAAATTGTGTTTGTTTACTAAAGAAGTAACTAAAATAATCATAAGAGTAAGTTCCTTGATTTAAGTACTTATCTAACTCAAACTTAAATGTGTTATCAATACCACTATAAGTAAATCCTTCAATATGTAAGCTATGATGTAAATATGATGATGTTGCAGAATTTATAGTATAAAAATAATCTAAATTTCTTTCAATTCTTTTAGGATGTATATCAGAAACATTTACAGTTCTATTATAATCTTCAAATATCAAAGAGTTATTTAATAAGTAAGGAACATCATTTCCTGATATTGAGTTTTGAAAGCCAAATCTACAATAAACTGGATTCTTTCTCCATATTTCTGATAAGTTACCGGTTGTATCATCAACTTTAAAAGTTTCATAATTTGCAGTGTACTCAGATGATACTGGAATTTTAACCACTTCATTCTTATAAACAAAGTCATCTAAATCTCTTGGATCAGTTTTACTTGTCAAATCTTCAAAATACATTTTAGTTTCATCTGTATTTGTAAGGTCTGTTAGTTTTTCATATTCATATTTAGAATATTCAGTATCAACTAATCTATCATCAAAGTCTTTAATGTCTGTTAACTTTGCCTTATAAATATTAAATATTGTAGGTGGGTTATTAAAATCAACTATTGTATTAACAGTTTTCTCAACACCATTTACCTTATAAGTATAACTATTCTCATTAAATTGAAATGAATAATCACTATTAACACTAATTGAATTAGTACCACTACTAATTAAATTATGATAAATACCATCAATGTTAATTAACCAAATATCAGCAGATTCAAAATTATCAATAGTAATTGACTTATTACTCAAGTCTTTCAATACATTATCTTTAATCTCACCAAAGTTTTGATTAAAGTCAGAATAAGTCATTCCTCCAAAATCTAAATCAGATATTATTCTATACTTAGTTACAATTACTTCACCATAATTTTCAACTGCAGATTTTGTATTAGTAGTTAAATCTTTAGTATTGACTATTTTAACAGCAGATGCTTGTTTTTTAGATGAACTAAATCCTAAGTCTCTTTGCATTCTATCTTCTGATGTATTACCTTTAGTGTTTTTAACTTTAATTAATTGATTTGTAATAGTTTCAGTATATTGTTCTACTTTATAATATTTACCTTTATACTCTACATAAAAAGGTTTTTTATCAGTCCAAACTTCTTCAAATGGATAACCACTTGGTGATGATAGTATATTTCTATCATCACCTGATAGAACAACAATATCACTTTTTAAAGGAACTGGAATATAAGATGACATTGTTGTTACTAACTCTAAATCATCTAAGTAGAATCCATAGTATCTATTTATAGACCATCTTCTTTTTTGTTCTGATGTAGAAGGTGTATCATCAAATAAAAATGATAAATTTAATATGTTAGGAAAAACAACTTTATTATTTTTATAAGAATCAAATACAAACTTTTCAAGTTCAAATATTTCTTTTTCTTCATCTAAAATATCATCAATAAATAATGATTTAGAAGTATAACCACCATTTTGATAATCAATACCATTCCATCTACAAAACTCAAGATTTCTAAAATCTATTTCTAATGGAGCGTCAGGAAAATATTTGTTATCAACAAAGTTTGTATATAACCATTCTCCAAATAGACTTTCTTTAGTTAAATCAAATAGTTTAACTGTTTTTAATTTATTAATTATATCTGTTCTAAAATTTGCAGTTGTTAGTGTTCCAATACCTGGACCATCTACTCTAAATACAATAAATTTTTTAGGAAGACCAGTTTTAGTAATATAAAGAGGTGCAAAGTATTCATACTCTTCTGAATAATTCTTATTATCAACTATATTTCTTGCACCATAATTATATAGTTCATCATATTGATAAGCAAAATCATTTGACATTGTTTCTGCATCATTCTCATATTTTATACTATATGCAGTCTCTGCTGGTAAATCTTTATAAAAATAAGGTATTAACTCATCATAATAATTACTCTTATTAAATGAGACCTTTTTGAATTTATCAAAGGACAAATTCATATTTGATTCAATACTATCTAAACTTAGTTTATAGTTAGTATCAATCATTATTTTTATATTAGTTGTTAAACCAACATTGGTTCTTAATATGGCAAATGATTTCAATATGACTTATTATTTTTTACTTGTTGTTGAATAATCATCAATGTATGCAGGTCCACCACCTATATTATTGAATTTTCTAACTGCAACTTTATTTCTGTTTAAATTAAATTTAAGAGTAAAGGTGAATGGTCTATTTTCAGATTCATTCTCTACAAAAAACTTTAATTTTTTAACATGTTTAACTGTCTGAGTTGAATTATTCAAATCAATATACTGATAGTTTAATCCATTTTGACTACTATCTAATGAGTTCATCTTGAAATAAATATTCAATGGAACTATTATAGAATTTTTATCACCTGCAGCAACTGTATGAATCTTATCACTATTTACTTCTTGAATACTTTCAAGGTCTTTAATAACTGGATGAATTGTAGTCAAGAATTTAGTTGTTGATGCAACTGATACCGTAGTATCATTCCACTTTGTTGGATCCAATAATGATTTATTATTACCAATAAATGCCAGTATTGATGACTCATTGTAACCTATATTATACTCATTTGATGAAAGTACATTAGTTACTGAGTTTGAATTATCTACATTAAATGCATTACCAATATTTTCAGATAATTTAGAAACTGTTGTTTGTGTAATAGAATCATAGTTAACCATCCAAATAAATTGATTATCAAGTTGTGTTCTTGTTTGACCACTTACATCAACTGTTTTTAATTCATCTTGATTATTTACCCAGAAAGTTTGTGGTGCTGTTGAATTATAAACATTTCCTGTACCATCAATATAATTTCTATTTGATAATAAACCTAATACTGATTCAGTTGCTTTATTTCTAAATTTAACAATAAAGTCTTTAATTATATAAATATTATTTTGATAAACTCTACCAGTAGGTGCACCTGTTGCAGTATATGAATCTAAATAATCTTCACACTCAACATTGAATGTTGTCTCTGAACCATTTGATACAACAAACTCTTGGTTATTTCTAAGAATAATAATTTCAAGTTCACCTTTAGCTCTCTTGATTTTTTCTTCTAATGCAGTAATTCTATCTGTTAACTTTTGAATATAAGTATATAAATCTAATGAAACACCATTTTCATCTTGAAAACCAGAAAGAACTTTCTTAGCTTCATGATGATAAGTAACATTATTAATTGTTACTGTATCTGATAAGTGTTCATCTAAACCTTTAGCAGATAATTCTGCATTCATACTTGTTTTTAAGTCTTCCTTAGTAGCTTCTCTTAGTATAAAGTCATTCTCATTAAGAACTGTATTTAAGTCATCTGGGAAGTCTACTGTCAATATATCAGACCAATCTGATTCTACTGCAGCTTCTGGCCAACCAACTTCTGAAATTGATTTAATTCTAAACTCAATTCTTTCATTTGGTAAAATAGGTAAATCAAATTGATTTATATTTGGAGTATCTGCTGATGTAACATCTTCAATTTGCCAAGTGTACTCACCAGTTGTACTATTGTAAACTCTCTTTCTTGCATCTGTTTTATATTCAGACCAGTTAGAGAAAGCTGCTTTACTTTGAGAATCTGTTATTGAAAAAGTTTCAACTGGTGATTCTTTACCATCTTTACTTACTTTTCTGTACTGAACCCTAAATTGTACAATTTCTTGTGGTCTAGTTCCAGTTGTAATGACCGCTTCTGGAATATTCCAGAAACCTCTTACATTAAATTGAGGATCAACTTTAGTTTTAGGATCTTTTGAAAGGTCAATAATCTCTTGAGTTACTGATGCAAGTAATTTACTTTTACTATCTTTTTAGATACCAATCCTTCAATCTCTAAATCAGCTTGTTTCTTTGCAGAATCTGACTTATACTTAGTAAATTTAGCAGTTTTATTTCTTGATAAAATTGCTTCTTGTATTTGTTGTATCTCTGATTTTAAAGATAACTGATAGTTATGTTTTTGTTTAACTAAATTAGAATCTGGTGAATCAGTAAGGTGTTTATTAATTTGAACAACTTTAAAGTTATCAACACTCAAAGCTGGTGCAACAGGAGTACCACCTAATGCATTAGGAGTTTTCTTAGCAACTAAATCTTGTAAAACAACACCATAATCATAAACATAATCAATATAGAATTGTTCCATTGACAAACCATTTGCAGTAGATGTAGAATCTAATCTTAAATCATTTGTATAGTAACCAGTACCTAAACTCCATTTCTTAGCAACTAAGTGATTATCAGTATTAATTGGTTTAATGAAAAGAACATTTCTTTCATTGTAACCAACACTCACTCTACATTTTTTGGTATAGATAACATCAGAATAAACTTTTAATGTTCCAATACCAACTGGAATTGGTTCAATTCCTTCTAATCTTTCAACTCTAACTCTTGGATTACTCTCAACAGTAGAAACTTCAATGATTTTATATCTAGTAGATGATTGAGTAGTATTTATAATTAACTCATCTCCAACAGCCAATTGTTTAGTTTGTCCTGCATCAACTACTAAATATTCAAGTGTATCTAATACACACCAAAGTTTTTTATTTAGTCTATCTTCTTGTATTCTCAATACACTAAATTGACCATCATATAATAAGTTGTTTGGTTCTAAATCAAAAATCTGTTCATCAAACTTAGGATTAATAGCATTTAGAACACCAGTAGTAGTTTTGTGCCAATTTTCAAATTCTGAAATTATGATATTTGCATTTCCTCTAAATAATTGATTATATGAATTTAATGCTGATTGACCATTAGTAGTTAATGAACCATCTGCATTTTTTTCAAAATCAACAATGTATCTTCTAATTAAACATTTTCTTACATTATCCTCAATTTTGTTGGATAAGTCCAATTCTACTGAAATCATTGGATCCATTAATGAATCAAAAAACCAGTTTGGACTTGATTTAAAGGTTGATATAAAACCAATACTACTAATTGGAGTAGGATCCCTATTCAAATCAACTGTGATAAGTTTCTTATATTTGTTTTGTGTTGTTGTTTGTATTAAAGAACCAGCACCATCAATACCATACAATGAATTTATATTATTATTTAATCTATCAATCTCACCTTTCAATGATGTGAATGAAGGCATAGTGAAATTTCTCAACACACCATTTGCATCATATATTTGAAGGTTTACTGATGACTCAGTTGTTGTTGTTAATGAACTAATTTTAGATAGTATTTCAACAATATTTTTATTATAAGATATTATTTGATCAGCTACCTTTGGAAATGAACTTTGAATTGCCATTATTCTAAAATGATTTTTTAGTATATATTAAATTTTGTTTATTTCTTTAAGTTTTATTTTGTATATTTGTGTTATGAAAATATATGAAGTAACATTTAATGATGGTGGTTGGCATAGTGGTCCACTACCAAGTTTTCAGATAGTAGCCGAAAACAAACAAGAAGCAATTGAAAAAGTTTTAGAGAAACACCCAAGTTATAAAACAGGTTATGATAAATGGGTAAGTGAATTTAAAATAAAAGGATATGTCATAGAAGTTTATGATAAAAAAGCTTATAAAAGAAATAAAAAGTTGGATAAATTAGTTTAATACCTTATCTTTGTAAAAAATAATAGTAATATGATAGATAGTCTAAAAAGTGGTAATTTAAAAATAAATTTGATAGAACTGAATAAAGTTAAAAATTCAGTTAAAGATAATTTTGAGAGAATTGATGAAGTATCTTATATTTTGGAAAATTTACCATTTCTAAAAAATGATATAAATAATAGAATAAACAATGGTGTCTTATTTCAACCAGGAAGAATAGTTGAAACTATGATAATTCAAGCTATATCTAACCATTTAGGCTGTGTCTATATTGGTAATGGAATTTATGAAAATGAATTATATTCAATTAAACAAGATGGTGGTTCTGGAATGCCTGACTTAATTATAACACATAAGATTGATAATAAGGTTGAGATATTTGAAATAAAAGAACCTGTAGCTTATGGTAAATCTTGTGGATTTACTTATAATGATAATGGGAAACCTGTTGATTTTACATCAAAAAGTGAGAAATATAAAGAATATGTAAAATCTTTATTTGAAATTGGTGGTGAATTAGAGAATTATAATATCTTAGAAAATCAAGGTCATAATAAAATATTTAACATTGAAGATATTATTACAAATGAATTTGATTATATCATTAGTTATGATAATAATGGGAACTTAAATATAATGACTATTGATGAATATAAAAAGAGTTTTTCTTTTAAAATTGAAGTTAGAAGTTGTGGTAGAAATACTAGAAAAGTTTTTACTGAAAATAAACTATCTTTAATAGATAATAAACATTATGTAAATAAGAATGATATTGAAGATATTACACAAAGAGGTGGTAGAACTTCTAGTAGATATAAATACATACATAATAATGCAACTTTCTCTTTCAAAAAGAGTGATTTAAAAGAAGATAGTTATGGAACATATATAGAGTTCAGTAAAATTAAACAACATGTTGGTGAAGTATCTATACAACACTTTTTAACTAAAAAATAATAAAAAAAATCCCTTTAAAGGGATTTTTTTATTTAATCTTGTAATTTAATAAAATCCTCTGGTATGAATAAAGAATTTAATTTTTTAACCAATTCTTTGTTATGTTTTATATTCTCTTGTGATTTTCCAGCATTCATTTTATAGACCTTATTCACTACTTCACTATTCACTATTTCACATATTATAGAATTTTCATATACAAAATCAATCCATGGTAGAGATAATAAAGTTCTTTTAGTCAAAGACATTGAACTATCTGATGTTCTCCACCACCAATAAAGATATGAACTATTTATCATAATTAAAGCCTTATTATATGAATCTTCATCTTTCATAAAAATTTCTATCTGTCCATTCCTATCCAACTTTTTTGTTGATCCAGTTATAAAATATCTTGTTAAACTAGTAATATAAATTGGATAATCTGATTTACTAACCACATAATTTAATAAAGTGTTATCATGTATAAAATGTGTTGTATTTGGTGATGTTTTGTAGAAAATATCTTCTGTAAAAATAGCATCATCTAAATTATTATCTAAGTTTTTAATCATTTCTTCTCTCTTTTTTGATTGCCATCTAATTTGTGTGGTTGTCTTTCTATCATTTGACTTATTATGACATATGATAATAGAAACTCTAACATCAGCATCATCAAAAATATGCCCTGGTATATTATCAAAATGATATAAATTAATAGAATTAAAATCTAAGATAGATTTTCTAATTTTTCTAAATTTTGAACCATTTGTAAATGATATTGGATTTATACTGATAAATCCATTTGATATACTACAAACTTTTTCTATGAAGTATCCATATATATCATTATCCTTATATCTAAAATAAGGTGGATTCATTATAACATAATCACATTTAAAATCATATAATAAAAAATCTTCATTGAAACTTTTTGGAACAACACCAAATTTTTCTTTAAAATTATTTAAAGCTATATCCAGTTGTAATTTATCCATATCATTGATTATCAATCTATTTTCTATAAAATCAATTGGATCATCTTGAATTGAGGCCAACATAATTGATAATATACCTAATCCACAACAAGGATCTAACCATATACCTTTACCATCATCAAATTTACTTTTACTAGCCATAAACTCAGCTATATCTTTTGGAGTATAAAAAACTCCATTTTTTTTCTTTTCTTTATCACTATATTTATTTACAAAATCCATTATTATATTTCTTTTTTATTTATACTTATATTGTATTATTTAGTAAAAGTTAGTTGTAAAATTCATCTAACCAACCATTCTTTTTTGAGTAATTCCAAGCACTCCAATTATTTTTATGAAACTCTGACTTACTTTTGTATTTTCTTGCTTCAATAGAACATTTATTCTTATTATCATACTCACCATTTTTACACTTTCTTCTTTTCATATGAGAGCATATTTCATCAATCCAACCATTTTTAAGTGCGGTATTATATGAACTTTTAGAATTCCTCTGATAATCTGTTATTGTTAAATATTTTATACTCTCTTTAAAACATTCTTCTTTGTTCCATTTTATATTACAAGAGCCAATATTACCTGTTTTTACTTTATTAAGTGAATTCCATCCATCTTTAATATATTTTTCCAAATATAATTTTTCCAACTCTATTGAATTATCAACATCAATATAATCTGATACTATTAATAAATTTGGATTTAACTTTGTTAAATTTGAATGTTTATACACAGAACTATTAATATCATTAACATGTTGTTTCATTCTTCTATTGATATTACCTGTAAGACCTACATAGAAAAAATTATCACTAAATTCATAAACATACACCAATCTTTTATATCTATTCCCAATTTTAATAAAATGTTGAGTAAGTTCATTCCAACCATTAATATAAATTTTATTATATACACTACTACACTTTCTTTGTAATTCAGATGAACTAATATATTTTAAAGCTTCTTCTCTACATCTCTCATAAGTCCAATATCCATTATCTTTTCTTTCCATATTATTACAATATTATTTTTTCTAAATTAACTCCATTTTTTAATAAGTCCTGTTCTACCAACCACTCAATATATTGAGACTTATTTTCAAACATTTCATTCATATAATCATCTAATTTTTGGTCTATTGATAATGATACTATCACTTTTTCCTTTTTACTCTTTGTTTTCATAATTTAATTACTTATTTTTGTTATAGTATATATTAAGTTTCAAAAACTCAAAAAGTAATAATTTTATACTTTTTTTGTAATAAATTGAAATTTTATATATATATTTGTAAAATAAAAATTATACAATGGCAAATAAGAAATCTGAGGATAAAAAGAAAAGAAAAATATCATTTTCTGTTAATGAAAAGTTATTAGATAAATTGGATGATTACTTGGATAAAAATGAAATACCCAAGAGATCAAGATATATTGAAAAGTTGATTAGAGAAGATATGGAAAAAAGAGGTAAAAATATAGAAAAAGAATTTTAATATGATAGATAGAATAGTAGCAAAATTAGAAGAAGCTAATGATAAATACAGACAAGGAAATCCTATAATGTCTGATTATGATTATGATCAATTACTAGAAACTCTTTTAGAGTATGATCCAGAAAATGAATACTTTAATAAAGTAGGAATTGAAGTATTGGATGATTCTAGAAAGGTTAAATTACCTATTCCTATGTTTAGTATGAATAAGATTAAAACTATGGAGGAAATATCTGATTGGTGTAGGCTAAAAGGAATATCTAAAAATGAAGAAGTAATTATTACTCCTAAGTTTGATGGATTATCTTTATGTGTTGATGAAACAAAAGATACTGCAACTACAAGAGGTGATGGTTTTATTGGACAAAACTCCAATGAACATTATAAATTAATAAATAATAAACTTAATAAAAATACAAACTTTTCCATAACTTATGGAGAAGCTATAATGTCTAAAAAAGTATTTTTAGATAAATACTCCAAAGAATTTGCTAATCCTAGAAACTTAGTTGCAGGGATGTTGAATTCTAAAACTATACATGATATATTAGAAGATATTGATTATATAAAATATGGTGGTATAATTGATGGATTATCTACAAAAAAAGAACTCATTGATGAATTAAATAGTAATCAAGAGATTAAAGTTTCCTATCACATTTCAAAAATAAGTGATTTATCAGAAAGTTTATTAATTGAATTATTTAAGGAATGGTCTATTGATTATGAGATTGATGGTCTTATTATTGAAATAAATAATCTAAAACTACAAGAAGAATTAGGTAGAGAAACCTCAACATCAAATCCTTGTTTTTCAAGAGCATTTAAACACATTTCTTTTGTTGAAAATAAAATAACAACAGTAACAGGAATAACTTGGAATATTTCTAAACAAGGTTTATTAAAACCTGTTCTACAAGTGGAACCTATAAACTTAGATGGTGTTACTGTTTCAAATGTAACTGGAAATAATGCAAAATTTGTTAAAGAAAATGGATTAGGTATTGGATCAAAAATTAGAGTAATCCGAAGTGGTATGGTTATTCCTAAAATTGTTGAAGTTTTAAAATCAGTTGATTTTGTTATGCCTACTATTGAAGGTGTTGAACTTGGATGGAATGAAGCTGGTATTGAAGTAATCACTTTAACTGAAACTGATGAACAAAAATTAAAACAAATTGTTGCTTTCTTTGAAATTTTAGAAGCAGACAATGTTGGTGAAGGAGTTATTACTCAATTATGGGATGCTGGTTATCAAACAATTGAAGCTGTATTAAATGCAACTAAAAAAGATTTAGAATCTATTGATAGATTTGGTAAAAGAAAAGCAGCTATTGTTTTTGACTCAATCAGAAAAGCCACTACAAATGTTGAGTTATCTAAACTACAACATGCTACAGGTTTCTTCAAAGGACTTGGTAGTAAAAAATTAGCTCTTTTAGAGTTTGATGAAAAACCTACATTACAACAAGTTATGTCAATTGAAGGATTTGCTGAGATTTCTGCAAAATCTTATTTGGATAGTTATGATAAATTCTTTACTTTTGTTAAAGGTCTTCCTGTAACAATTGCAGAGAAAGTAGAAGCAGTACAAGTTGGTGATGATTTAGCAAACACTTCATTTGTATTCACTGGAGTAAGAAGAGCTGACTTAGAAGAAGTAATTGAATCAAGAGGTGGTAAAATTGGTTCATCTGTATCAAAAACTACTACTCACCTTGTAATGAAAGCCAAAGGGTCAGGATCAAGTAAAGAAACAAAAGCAATCAGTTTAGGAGTAACAATTCTTACTGTTGCTGAATTAGAAGATATGTTGAAATAATGGATAAACAGAAAAGTGCATTTTATAATGGTATAACATTTGTTGATATTGATAAACAAATTGATTTACCAACAGATTTTGAAACAGACAGAATACCTAATAAAGGTGATGTTATGTGTTTCAAAAGTATTATTGGTAATGAATCAACTTATTATCATTGTGTAGTTTTATATGTATATGATCAAAGAACTATTTTATCTGCACCAATTGAAGAAGGTGAAATATTTCAGACATCTATATATGTAGTTACAAAAAAGATTGAACCTGAATTAGGTGAAAAAACTTGGAAATCAATTTTAGAAAATATTTAGTATGAATGAAGAATTAGAATTACATTTAGATAATATGATTCAAAATATGAAAGAAATGACTGATATTCTCAAAAGATATAATGATAATCATAGAGGTGAAGATTTTGGTACAGTCGGATTTTATAAAGGTGTTGAAGATGGTATCTTAGATAACATGATTAATGCAGATGAAAAACAGTTTAATACCATAATGACTGCATATAAGTTCAGATATTATAGAGAGTTTAATACTGATAAAGAATTACTCAGAAATGAGGTAACAAGAAGAATTAGAGAAAAAAAGTTAAATAAATTAATAGATTAAAGTTATGTGGACATTTATAGTAGGATTTTTAGTAGGTGGATTAGTATTTGGGGGTTTAGGATTTTTAATTGGAAATTCAAAAGAACAGAAAGAAACAGAAACAGAAACTAAAAAATCTAAAGAAGAACCAAAATACACTAGACGAGGCATTTGGTCTAATGGATATAGTGGTGGTTCTGGTGAAAATAAAAAATCATTTGAAGTACAGTTTGAATTAGGTGAGTTAGAATCTACCTCTACTAAGTCAAAAGTTGAAGTTATCTCAATGGTATCAAGCCGTTCAGAATATAATGATACCACAACTAAGAAAAAACTTGCAGAAATGGTTGATAATACTTGGATGTTATCAACAGACATTGAGTGGATTGATGAAACATCAAAAATGAGAAATGATAAAATTGACCAAATATTAAATGGATAAAAATATGATAAATAAAGAGATTTTTAAATTAGAAAAAGGACAAGAAGATTTTACTAAAATGTTCTATGATGGGAAGGTTATTAAGTGTTTAGTAGCACCATACCACACTGCAGAATACTTTGAAAAGAATTTAGAGTGGGCTGATAACATTTTTGTATTCCCAGAGAACACTATTCCAAGAGGACAATTAAGTTCACTTATTGGTATGATTGTTGCAAGTCCAAAACCAGAGGTAATTATCATCACAACCAGCAATGAAATTATTACACAAATGATTGGTGATAATGTAAGAGTCTTTACAGAAGCAGGAAACATTGTACCTTGTCCTATCAAATGTTTAATGGCAAACATTCATGACATTAAATATAATCTTTTAGAAAATAAAGATTTCAAAGATGGTAAAGGAAACATGGTTGGTAACTTTGGTGAAGGATTTGTAAATTCATTAATCCAAAAGATTAACTCAACTGAAACATCTAAAGAGAACTATAAACTATTCAAAAGTAGAATTGAATTAGTTGGTGAAGATGTGATTAGAGTAGCATTGATGAACACTTTAGATTCTAAATATGGTAGATAGTCAATTTTTTTATGACTGGGAAGAAAGGTCATATACTATAGAGAAATCTGTATTAGATAAAATTAAGACTCTTCAAGGTAAAGTTGAAGAGTCAGGTTACTATGATGATATGGTAAAGTGGTACTTTGATGGTACTGATGAAGAACTACAAGACCTTTGGATCACAATGCAGTTTTTAACAATGACTGCAGAACCTTCTGTAGAATTAATTCACAAATATCATCTTAATGATAAGAGAAAGTATCTTGTTAATTTAATGAGACAACTATATCTTGATGTAGATAATCATGGTAGTTTAGAAGGTAATTCTATAATGATGGGTTATAAAAGACCATTTGGTAACTCTGCAGTTGAAGGTGATGTAAGAGAAGAATTAGAAATCTGTGGAGTAATTGAGAAAAAAGATTATGAAGATGAAGACTATGATGATTATTTAGATGATTATGATTATGGATTAGAAAGAGAAGTTCTAAAAGAATTTGCTAACTTTATAATGGATTTCTTTGCAGGTGGATTTGAACCAAGATGGTATGGTTTTGAGAAAGCTAAAACTGGTATTGGTAGTCCAAGACAAGATTATGATGCAATTGAAGCATACTGGAAATCATTTGGTATGGATAGAATTCATTCACATATGACACAGTGGAAACCAGCAAAATCAGAGTTAAGAGCAATTGTATTAGATAAATTATTAGAAGATGATGTATAAACTAAAAGATGGTGATGTAGTTAAAATACTACCAATATTAAAAAAGAAAGGTGGTTTTTCTACAGTAGAAGAACTAAGAGGATTTTTTATTGGTCAGAAGATAATATATGATACATCAGATGGAATTTTAAGAAAAGCTCTAACTAATAAACTTTACAAAGAGGATGGCTACAATAATATTTATAGACAACAAGTTAATAAGACAGCACTTTGTATTTTTCATGAAGGTGAAATAAAGTTTACATTAGTTGGTAAAAAAATGTTGGATATAATAGTAGCAGAATATAAATTTGATCCAAGAAATAACTATCAATTAAAAGTAAATATTGAAATGGTCAAAGCAAGTGTTGGTGATTTACCATCATTTGACAAATCTAAAATTATTCAACAAGATTGGGATAGACCAAATATTGATATTGATAATCAAGAAGCATGGTTTGAATGGTTAAGAGTTAATCAACCATTCTATATTGAAGATTATGTTGAGAAGAATAATGTATATAAAAACATTGATATTCTTAAAAAAGAAGGTCTTAGTGATTATATACAAGAAATAATTGCAGAGAATAGAGAGAAAAAAATAAATCAAGTATTAACCTAAAATTAAAATTATGGGATGTGACATACATTTCTTTGTTGAAAGGTTTTCAACAGACAAAGATTATGAAGGGCCAAAAAGTGTCCTGGAAGAAAGAAATACCAAATTACTAGAAGTATTAGAAACAGAACCTGAACCAAGGTGGATTACTGCAGATAGTTGGGAGTATCTTGATGAAGATGATGAATATGCATACTGGTCAGTAGTTAGGAATAAAAGATTTTATAGTGGTAGAAATTACTATCTATTTGAAATTTTAGCAGGTGTTAGAGGTGATAGAGATTGTGATAAGATTAGTGAACCAAGAGGTGTTCCTGGTGATATATCTGATGCATATAGAGAACAATTAAAACAATGGGAAGGAGATGCTCATTCAAAATCTTACTTTACATTAAAAGAATTATTAGATGTTGATTGGTCAAAGTATGAAATTCAGTACCTTTCAGAATTTTTTGAAACAATTGAAAAGATGAAACAATTAGATACTGATCCTGAAAAGGTTAGGTGTGTATTCTTCTTTGACAATTAAAAAGTATAAAAAACATAGAGAACTAATCAAACTTTATATATACTTTGTAATATAAATTGTTACAATATAAAGCAATCAAAAACAATCAAAAGCAATTGACAGCAAGTCAACAAAAAACTAAAAAGCAATTAATGGTATCAACAGCCCCAATGAGTTTGTTCAGTGAACAAGAGAAAATTTTTAAAGAAAGAACAGGTAAAGACTTTTCAACACTTTACCAAAAGTATTACCCAAAATTAATTTACTTCATATCTAAGATATGTAAGGATGTGCAAAAAGCAGAGGATATTTCTACAGACTCTTTCATAGTAGCACTAGAAAAAATAGACAAGTATGACAAAGAGAAAGCTCAATTTTCAACTTGGTTATTTACAATAGCAAGAAATCTTGCACTACAAGACTTAAAAATAGAAAACAGAAGTATCTCATTAGACATTGAGTTTGATGATGAAGGTACTACACTAAAAGACTTTATACAAGAAACTGAGAGTAATGAAGCAGTTTATGATGTCTATAGTAAAAAAGCAGATGTTTTGAAAAAACATATCTCAGAATTGAAAGAACCTTATAAGACAGTTATTGAAATGAGAGAGATAAACAGAATGGCTTATAAAGACATTGCAGACTTATTAGGTAAAAATTTATCTACTATAAAATCACAAATTAGAAATGGACGTCATATTCTAATGGAACAATCTAAGAAAGAGTTTTCTGAGATAGATGAAATGTATTTATAAAAAATATGACAAATTACATTATACCAATTATAGCGTTATCTATTTTAGCAATAGGTGCAATTTATAAAATTTTAACTAAAGATACTCCTTCTAAAATAGAAGATCCATTTGATGGTCCTATTCAAAGACAATCTAAGGCATTTCATGAAGCAGATAACTTTGATATGAATTTAGCACATGATGCTTACAAAGAAAGAGAGGAAATTAAAACAAGAGATGTTAATGACCATATGGCTCACATAATGAACATTAAAAAGAAAAAATAATGAATGTAGAACAATTAGCTAAAAGAGCAATTGATAAAATTAAAACCACTTGGGGTCTTCCTCAAAGTGGTTTTATTACTGGTGGGTCTATTGCAAACCTAATCTGGGAAGAAGTATCAGGTAACAAAGCAGTTATAAATGACATTGATGTATTTTTATTTGATGGTATTTTAGAGAAGTTAGTACAAGATAAATCTCAAACACTTTATGAACACTCTACCAAAGAAGACATTTGGTATGAAGATTATAATGGTATTGCTTTTATGACTAAAGAAAAAGATTTTTATTGTATAAATGAATCTACTAAAGATGGTATGTTCAACTATATAAAATATCAATCTAATTCTCCAGAACCAAGAGTAGTAATTGATTCTTTTGATATTAATTGTACTGCAGTTGGATATTCAATTGATAATGATGAATACTACTGGACTGAGGAATTTGAAAAATTCTTAGAGACAGGTATATTAAGAATCACTAATATTAAGACACCTTCTCATACTGTATTGAGAATAATAAAAAAGGCAGATGAATTAAATGCTACTCTCACTGAATTTGAGTTAAACATCTTACAATATGCATTAAGTGATAATGTTTATTTGAGTCCATATAAGGTTAGATTTCAAGAAAGATATTTAGAGGTATTTGTTAAATACATTGATAGACTAAGTGAGTTCTTTTATATACAGAAAGATGTTCAATGTATTGAATGGCTTAAAGTTTCACAAAATAAAGATGTTAAACTTTGGAAATTAATATCAAGTAATCAAAGAGTATTTGATGATAAAAATTTACAAGGACTAAAAGCAGATAATTATTTATTCTATATCAGAAATATCTATAGTAATAAAAATCAAAATCTAAAACTAATTTGGGAACATTTACATTACTTTTATGATACACCTGGTTATGTTGATAAAGAAGTAAGTGAAGAAGATATTAAACTTCTTTCAAGACTTGTTTACAATGCACCTAATGCAATACCTAATCTAAAAGGTCTAAAGTTATCAGAACAAATTAATCTAGTCAGAAAACTTCTTGAAGTATATAATGATGATCCTATTATAGCAATATCTGTATTAGAAAAGAATAAATTAGATAAAGATATTGAATTAGATGAACAAACTAAGTTATTACTTGAATTATCAGTTAGAAAAGAAATTGTTAATGATACAAGAGGTAAAGTAAATAAAATATTGATTGAGGATGAAACTGAGGTTGATAAAGAAGTTATAGATAAACTTTTCACAATATAATTAATATAAACAAAAACAAATTTAAAATTATGGCAACAAATGCAGTAGAATTAACTCCTTCAACTTATGGAGAATTTATTAAAGATGGTTTAGTTTTGATAGATGTCCATGCTGTTTGGTGTGGCCCATGTCGTCAAATTTCACCAATTGTAGATCAAATCTCTTTAGATTTTATGGAACAATTACAAGTTGGTAAATTAAATGCTGATGAAAACAGAGACATTCTTGTTGAATTAGGAGTTAGAAATATTCCTACATTAATCCTTTTCAAAAATGGAGAGATTATTGAAAGAAGTACAGGAATGACAACTAAAGAAAAATTAGCTGAATTGATTAACACTCATTTAAACTAATTTAATGGAACCAACAGAATATTTATTTGAATTAATTAATAAGTCAAATATTTCTCTATTAGGTTACACATTCAAGGAAGAAAAAATTAAAGATGAAATTATTTCACAAGTTTCTCATATTGAGTTACCAGAAATAAATTCATCTTTTTCTATGCTTTCTTATATAAGAGATTCTAAAATTGATACTATATTAAATAATAGAACTGAAACACCAAGTCACTTCTTATTAGACATAAATAACTTTATGGTAGGTAGAGGTGAAACAAGTAGAGTTAATGTAATAAAAAACTCTCTTCAAAGAATAGCAACTGAATTAATAGATACCAATTTTAAACTATTAATCACTTGTCCAATATATAATACAATGGGTAATGATGATTACAATTTTAGTGGTGGTAATACAGGATTATATATGGCTGATTTTGTAGGTATAATTAGAGAAGATAGAGTAAGAATAATGAAAAACCGTGAAGGTGGATCTCAAATAGATATAAAATTATAATATTTCTTTTGTCAAAATACTTTCTTTTTTACCCTTTGTACATTTTGGACAACCACCACCTCTCTTATGATGATGTGGAGTTTGACTAAAAATTCCATGTTTTCTACATATAATATTAACTTTTGTTGTATTATTTATATAATTAACTAATGAGTAATCATATAAATCATCATGTACTTTCTTAAATTGTTCAATAACTTTTTCATTACTATTCATATAATCTATATATTAAAAAAAATTAATTATGATAATAAATAATAAAAAGGCATACTATTTGTATAATATACTTGAGGAATTTGAAGCAGGAATAGTACTTGTTGGAAGTGAAGTAAAATCAATCAGAATGGGTAATGTTACTATAGCAGATTCTTTTATTTACTTAAAGGATAATGAAGTATGGTTAAAGAATATGAATGTGGCAAGATATAAATCATCACATCCATTAACTAAACATGAAGAGAACAGAGATAAGAAGTTACTTTTAAGTAGAAAAGAAATCAATAGAATTGAAAGAAAACTACAAGATAAAGGAACAACAGCAATACCATTAAGTATATTTCTAAAAAGAAACAGAATTAAAATTAAAATTGGTGTAGCAACTGGTAAAAAATTATGGAATAAAAGAGAAGATATTAAAAAGAAAGATATAGAAAGGGAAATTAAAAGAGGTATGGTTTAATTTTATATATAGTAAAAAATAATATGTAATATGAAACCATCTAAAATAAAATTGATTGATTATTTAAAATCTAATTATAATAAAAAATCTAAAGATGAAATAATTAAAGATACAAATCTTTCTTGGAACTATATACAAAAAATAGCATGTTTAAATAAAATCAAAAAGGGTTCTAATGAATCAAAAAATAACTCAAAGTATTCAAAGATAATTGATTATAGTGATAATATAACTTGTTATTGGATAGGTTTTATACTTGCAGATGGTCATATATACAAAGAGTCTAATATTCAGATAAACTTGTCAATAAAAGACAAAGAATATATTTTAAAAATTGAAGAACATATAGGACAAGTATGTAAATATGAGTATAAAGATGATATAAGACTTGTAATATCAGATAGAAAAAGTATAAGTAAATTATCAAATGACTTTAATTGGTTATCTAATAAAACTAAAAATCCTGTTAAAATACCAAATTACATTACAGATGATCAACTATTCAGTATGATAATTGGGTTTATAGATGGTGATGGTTGTATAAATAAAAAGGGTTTGTTATATCTTAAATGTGATTCCTCGTGGGGATATTTTTTAGAAGAAGCATATTATATACTAACATCATCAAAAAAGAATTTTTATATATCAACTGATGGATGTTCAAAAATATGTATAACTAAAAATAAAGAAGTTCTTAAAATCAAGAATAGAGCATTGTCTCTAAATTTACCTATAATGAAAAGAAAATGGGATAGAGTGGTTGATAGAACATTAAAATGTGATAAATATAACATTATACAAAATCTACTCATTGAGGGACATGATATTAAAAATATAAAAAACAATACAGGATTTAGTCAGTCACTTATTTATAAGGTTAAAAGAGATTTAAAATTATGAAAAATAACATAGAAGACTTCTTTGAAAAACTACATAGTTCAGGTAGTGAAGAAGAAGTAATAAAAAATCTTAAAAGGATTATCAAAAGTTTCAATGTATCTTCATACAAAGAAAGACTTATGAGTAATCCTTATTTTAGTTTATTAATAAATGAAATTAAAGGTGATATTTTATTTGAGATTGGTTTAATCAGAGATAATATAGAATTGGAAATAAAGGGTATAGATGATTCTTTAGGTAAACCAATTAGTGTTAGTGACTTTAATAGATTAAAAGATTTGAAGAGAGAATGTATGGGTTTACTCTATGAAATAAATGATCGAATAAATGATTTGATTTTACTTTAATAAACTATTAACAAACTTTTCAATTATATCTAATTTTTCCATTGATTGTTCAAACTCATCTGTGGCACCATCACAATATGAAATATATCTAGACATATTACTACTACTTGAATCAAATGAATTTATAACATCATTATATGGTGTTGCCAATTTATTTCTACGATCGGCTATAAAACTTTGTATAACACTTAACTTATATTTAATCATTATCATATCATGTATATTCTCAACATCAATATTTACAATATAGTTATTTATTTTTTCACCTAAATTTAGAAATCTTTTTATTATAGTAATAAGATTTTCATCATTTGATTTTAGAATAACATCTAAATTATTTCTGTAAATATTACTATAACTTGCAGTATTTTCTCTACTATTTTTAAATACACTTAAAACATTACTGAAATAATACTCTTTATCATCTTCATTTACTAAATTATATAATTGATTAATAAGATTATTCAATGAACTCATATTATTATCTAAATAAAGATTAAACATAACAAACTTATTACACATTATATTATTAACAAATTTATTCAATTTAGAAAAGTCTTCTGTATCTTTATGTAATCCATACTTAGCAACTAATTTAGTAGTATAATTATTAATATTTATTTGCTTTATATCATAATCAGACATAAGAGCAGTAGCACCTTGTCTAGCACTGGTTCTATCTCTTTTTATAGTATTTATATTTGGTATTGAAAGTAGTTTATCCATATAGACAATAATAGCAAAGTCTGCTTTTTCTATAACATTTTCAATTATACCTTGATTATTTAATGTCCAATCTACAATATTACCACTATTATCTAATGGTTTATTAAAATCTGCTAAATTAGCTTTATGTTTAGGTTTATCAATTTTAATTTCTTGTCTTAATTGTCTATTAGTTTTGGTATAAAGATGTAATCTAAAATGATCACCATCTGTATGAACTATACCATCTTCATTCTCATCACGTCCTAATCTCCAAGTATATGTATAATTACTTGCAAAATCTGGTCTATCTCCATAAACAGAAGTTCCATCTGATTTATAATCATTATAAACATAAATTGCATTAGAATTCATAGTATCAATAAATACTTTACCTATTGCTACTCTATTTGAATTACTATTATCACCAAGCACAACTAAAACATCATCACCTGTTTTTAAAATTTTATAATCTAATACTGATGATAATTTACCTTTTCTTATTTCTAATTCATTTTTAATATAATTAAATTGATCCTCATTAAAATTCATATTTTTATAAGAATAATCATTTTTTACCTTAACATATGGTGTAGTTAAATTACCTGTACAAGTTTTACCCAAAAATCCTTGTTCAATAGAGAACCAATATTTTATACAATAAATATTCCAATTATTGTAAACTTGTCCATCATTTTTAATTTTGATAGCTTTTGCCACTCTAATGTATTCTAAGTCATCTTCTTTTATTCTTGAAATAGGAATATCATATTGTGTCATTAATCTTTTAATATCATTAAAGAAAGATTCTGTATTTTTCTGTCCTATCTTCTTAGTTAAGAATTTAATTGTATTAGTAATTGCCTCTGATTCAAAGGCTTCGAATAATTTAATATATTTCATTACTTATATATTAAAATAAATTTCTCAAATTAAAACTTTTGTTATATATTTGTATAATAATAAGAAGTTATTAAGGTTGACAGTTATAAATAATGAACAAAAGTCACATAACTTTAATAATGTTTATGGTAGTAAGTAGCTAACAAATAAGTTAACACCTTTGATAAAATTAGTGAACTACCTTGTACTTAAATATATGATAAAATGTAAAGGTGTAGTATTGAAATTGTGATGGTAATAGATACTCAAAACTAAACAGATGAAAGTAGGTTATAAATAAGAAAATAACTTACTGAAACTAAATCCAACACTATGAAGAAATTAAATGCGTAGAATGGTAACACTACGAAACCAAGGACACAAATCCATTAAAAGGCAATCCCAAGTGATTAGATCATAAAAGTTAAGGTTAGGCTCTCGGATTCCGGCCATACTTAACAGGCGTTCCACCCTCTTCATATTTTTTAAAATAAATTAGGTTGAATAAAATAATTGTTCTACATTTGCAGAACTAAAAATTAGAAATTATGAGTTTAAAAGAAAAAATTAGCAAAGACTACATGACTGCTTTCAAAGAAAGAAATGCAGTAGCAAAAAATTTACTTTCTGTAGTAAAAGGAGAAATCCAAACTATTGAAAAAAATACAGGAGTTGATTGTCTTTCTGATACAGAAGTAATCAAAATCCTTAACAAAACTGCAAAGTCTTTAAATGAAGTTATTTCAACTAATGGTGATAAAGAATCTAAATTACAATTAGAAATTGTAGAAGCATTACTTCCAGCACCATTAACAAGAGAAGATATTGTTACAAAAGTAAATGAATTAGTTACATCAGGTGTTACAAATGTTGGTGGAATTATGAAAGAGTTTGCAACTTTACAAGTTGATAGAAAAGTAGTATCAGAGGTTATTAAAGAAGTATTACTAACTAACTAACTAACTAATGTTCTATATAGTTTGGAAAGAACCATTTACAATGTACTCATTACCACAAGGTGATGGGTATTTTGTTGTTTATAAGAATAAACTTTCTGACACCTATTCACAAAATTGGTTTGAAGCAAAAAAATTTAAGACAATTGGACCTGCTTTATCAAAATTAGGATTAGATTGTCCAAAATATCTAACCTCATTTGATAAGTTTTTAGAACTTAATGATATTAATACACTACCAGTTAGTAGAGATAAAATATTATCTAACTTATTATCTGAAGAACAAGAAGTAAAACTTGGTATCTTTAGTAAAGGTAGAATTGATAAAATAGATGAAAAAGGTAATTTTTTAGGTAGTGCTGATGAAGAAATATGTGATTATGTTAATAATATAATTAAAAAGAATTTAAGAAGAAAAATAAGAAAGAATTCTGTTCTATACGAAACACCTGGTGTTTATGAACAAGCTAAACAAAATGGTATAAATTCTTGGGAAGGTTTTTACTAATCTGAATTAAAGGTTTTATAATCTTTAACCTTGGTAGGCATACCACCAGTCTCAATACCTTTAGTCCATTCATCATTGAATACCCATTTTTTATCTTTTGGTGTATTCTTTTTATCTTTGAACTTTTTACGCATCTTAAAAATATATTTTAATTCTTTACGAGACTTTGACATAATCTATATATAAAAAAATAAAATAAAATAAAATAAAATGGGAGCATTTCTATTAGGAATATTTGTTGGTTACATGCTTTGGGGATCAAAGAGATAAATGTTTGTTTGTTAAAAAATAAAACCTATCTTTGTAAAAACATAACAGGAAACCTGAGTTAATTAGTTTTAATGAGGGGCTGGCGCAGAATACTTTGAGGGTATCTGGAGTAAGGTTCGAGTCCTTTTTTCCTGACTAAAAAACAAAACAAGAAAAAAACAGTAATAATGAAAGTAAATTATTTTACAGATAAGAACGATATAGAAGATAATGCTTTAAAGTGTTTAGAACACTTTGAACAGGAATCTAATATTGAAAAAATTACTGTATTTCCTGATATACATTATTGTTCAGAAAAAGCTATCCCAGTTGGGGTTTCATTCAAAACAACAGATGTATTTTATCCACTTATTACTGGAAAAGATATGGGTTGTGGTGTTGCTTATTTAAAAATAGATAAAAAAGATTACTTAAAAAGATTTGATAAAGATGTTCATTATAGAGCATTTGAAAAAGAATCTTATACAATGACAGATGAAGGATTAGGTGGTGGTAATCACTTTCTATCAATTGAAGAGTCTGATAAGTATTTATACATTATAGTTCATACAGGAAGTAGAAACTTAGGTATCTATATGTATCAACAAAATTATAGTATGTTACAAGAACATAATCCAGGTAATGAATGGTTACCTATTGAATTTGCAGATGAAAAATATAGAACTGAATATCAAAGAATTTTAGATTATGCAGTAAAAAGAAGATATGAATTCTTAGAGAAAAGTTTTAACTTTTTAAGTAGAAATGGATATATTAAAAATCCTAATTATATCATACATGATAGTTGTCATAACTTATTGAGTTTTAATGATAATTCTATTATACATCATAAAGGAAGTACAGAGTTAATAAAGGATCCTATTGTTATCCCACTTTCTATGTCAAGAGGTAGTTTAATAGTTAGTCCTCAACCATATAACCTTGAAGATTCATTAGCAAGTTGTTCACATGGTGCAGGTAGAAAATTAGGTAGAACTGATACTTTAAAATTTTGGCACTCAATGAGAAGAAGTGAAAAAGAATCCTATAAGAAAAGATTCTCTGAACTATTAAATAGAAGTGGTGAATTTGATAGTAGTATCATACAAGAGTTTGACTTTGCATACAAAGATTCAAAATCTATATTAGAAACACAAAAACACATTACTAAATTAGATGAAACAACTCCTATTGTAACTGTTAAATTTACAGGAGTTTAAAAATAAATAAAATAAAATTAGGTTGATACAAAATTATGTATTACTTTTGTATCAACAATAAAGGGTATATGGTAGAGTGGCCAAATACAGGAGTCCAAGTCCATTTTACTATAAGGATGAAAACACCGTTGCAAAGTAGAGAAGTAAATATTGAAAGCAATCACAGGTTCGAATCCTGTTGTATCCACAAAAAAAAATTAATATGAAATTAAAAGTTGAAGATTTTGCAAATTCAAATATTGATTGGCAAGATGAATTATATCAAGATGAAGATGTAAATATAGGAATAACATTTACTCTTCCAAATGGAGACATGTATGATCAAGATATATTATCTAGTTTTCCTATATTCAATAGATTAAATTTAGGAGAAATTCAAATGGATGATAATGGATTTTTAGGCCTTAAAACAGATTTGAGTGTAAATGATATAGAACTTATATTATTATCAAATAACTTTGAAATAGAAAGATAATTAAAAATAAATTAGAAAAAATTAGGTAGAGAAGTAAACTTTTATTACTTTTGTACTATAAAAATAACAAAATAACAAAAAGAGAGAATAAAACTTTAATATATACAATTATAATGAGAACAAATTTTAAACATACAAGCTTTAGTAAATCGTTCAAGTGGTTCAGCCACAAGTTCGGATGTATGAGTATGTCGTTCTCAGATATAGACTTAATTTAAGTATTATATTTATATAAAGAGAATAATAAAACATAAACAGAAACCCGAACTTAAAAAAGTTCGGGTTTTTTTATTTAAAGAAATTAAAATCCCTCTAAGCATTAATGGTGATGCAATAGGCTTTTAACCTATGGAAATCGGATCGTTACCGGTAGGGGGAACAAAGACTTTTAATATATAAAAAAATTAAAAGTCAATATGAAAAATTGTGTTATGTGTAAGGAATCTAAAGAATTATTAGAATTTCATAAAAATAAAACTAAAAAAGACGGATATAGTAATATATGTAAATTATGTAGAAAATCATATCAATCAAAATGGTATTCTGAAAATAAAGAATGTGTATTTAATCATAATAAAGAAAGTACTATTAGAAGTAAAGAATATGTGTTAAATTATTTAAAAAATAATTCTTGTACTGATTGTGGAGAAAGTGATCCAATTGTACTTGAATTTGACCATCAAAGAGATAAAGAATTTAATATATCAGATGCATTATCAAAAAGATATGGAATAAAAAGAATAATTGAAGAAATAGAAAAGTGTGAGGTTGTTTGTGGTAATTGTCATAAAAAAAGAACATCTAAAACACAAAATTGGTTTAAAGCAAAATACGGGTTAGCATAATGGTATGCACCAGGTCTCCAAAACCTTGGCACCTTAGGGTGGTAGTAAAGAGTTCGATTCTCTTAATCTGTGCAAAAAAGGAGGGGTAGCTCAGTTGGTAGAGCAACGGACTGAAAATCCGTGTGTCGTGGGTTCGATTCCCACCCTCTCCACTCAAATATGGTGTTTGTAACCGGTAAAGGCAGCCGACCAGATTGTGGATCTGGAATGAGACATATCTCTAATGCGGGTTCGAATCCCGTTTTACACCCAAACATGGTGATTGTAGCTCAGAGGTAGAGTGCTTGATTGTGGTTCAAGTTGTCGCGGGTTCGAGCCCCGTCTTTCACCCAAAAATTGCGGATTTAGCTGAGACGGTTTAGCGTAGGCGTGAAGTCCCTAAGAGATCGGTTCGATTCCGATAATCCGCACAAATGGAGATTTAGCTCAGAGCACTTTCTAAAATAGGAATTATAGAAAACTTTAGAACGAGGGCACAGAAGCTCTGCGTCCCAGCTTCGATAACTGGAATTTCCACAAATACGTCACTGGTGAAATGGTATCATCTTGGTCTCCAAAACCAATGTTACAGGTTCGAACCCTGTGTGGCGTGCAAAAATAGTTCATCTGTCGGAATACAGTTAAGGAAATGGTCAATGTTAACCTCTTGACCATATCTGGGACAACTAAAAAATGACTTCGTAGCTCAATTGGTTTAGAGCACCGCACTTTTAATGCGGGGGTTGTGAGTTCGAGTCTCACCGGGGTTACTGTGTAGGTAGTTTAATTGGTCAAAGCGCCTGGTTGTGAGCCAGGATATTGCGGGTTCAAGTCCCGTCTTACACCCAAATTAGTCTGATAATATAATAGGCAGTATAGGTTGTCGATCCAGTTTCTGGGGTATCTTCGATCGTGTATAGGTGCAATTCCTGTTCAGACTACAAAAAAATAAAACAAAGAATAAAATTTTAATATATATAACAATGAAAACAATTATCAGTACATCGTCAAGTTCTTCAAGTCGTTCAAGTAAATTGAGTGAGGATCTTGTGTATTCATAATTTTTTATTAAAAAGTTATCTGAAACCCACAAACCTCAAAGTTTGTGGGTTTTTTATTGGTTCTATAGTTTAAATGGAGAAAACACCTGGTTACGGCCCAGGAGACAGAAATGCAAGTGAAGGTTCGAATCCTTCTAGAATCACAAATATGGAGGGTACCGTCAAGGTGGCAAACTGGGCTTGAACCCCAGGGGTACGGGAAACTGTACGGGATTCGATTTCTCTACCCTCTTCAAAAGTTATTATTGTTCAATTTATTTTAGAACTTTTTCACTTTTTCATTTTAATATATAGATTAAAAAAGTATTAAAATTATGAAAGAAAAAATTATAGAATTAAGAAAAAGTGGATTATCATATAATAAAATAGCTGAAATATTAGGATGTTCAAAAGGTACAATATCATATCATTGTAGTAATGAAAATTTACAGAATCCAATTTTAAAAATAAGTGATGAATTAATAGAAAATATTAAAAATGATAGTAAATTAAAAATAAAAGAAATTGCAAAAAAATATAATGTTAGTGAAAGTACAGTAAGTAAATATTCACTACCAAAATATTCTAAAAAAGAATATAAAAAGTGTAATAATTGTGGAGAGGTTGCAAAGAATAAATATTGTTCTAATAAGTGTTCACAAGAACATAAACACAAAGAAGCATATTGTGATTTTTTAAATAATAATAATGATTATTGTAGAGGAAATTATACACCTAAAGCATTTAAAGATTTTTTTATAAAAGAACAAAATAATAAATGTTCTATATGTGAAATAGAACCTGTTTGGATGTATAAGAAGTTAATATTTGTAATTGATCATATTGATGGTGATGCCTCTAACAATTTAAGAAGTAATATAAGAATGATATGTCCCAATTGTGATTCACAAACTGATACATTCAAATCAAAAAATAAAAACTCAAAAAGAAGAAATTATTGGAAAGAAAAAATTATCAATAATTTAACAAATAATAGTGAATAAACCTTGATGGTGATTGGGTCTGCCCGGAAAGCAGTACGTACGTTTATATGTATAGAGTTCGATTCTCTTTTTCACTGCTAAATATGGAGAGTAAACCTTGATGGTGATAGGGTCCGCCTGCTAAGCGAGACGTCCGGGAAACTGGATAGGATTCGATTTCCTTGCTCTCTTCAACTTATATAAGTTATTTAATATAAATTAAATGATAGATAAGGCAATATATTCACTTTGGACAAAACCAATGGACAACTTTTCAGTTGGGTTTAATAGTGAGGAAATATTTATAAAATGTTTATCAATTTCACTAGAAATGAGTAAGAAGTATTTTACTCATGTTGAATTGGTAACAGATATTAAAGGTAGAGAACTTTTAATTGATAAATATGGTTTACCATTTACATCAGTATCTATTGAATTGGAAGAAGCACTTAAAGATATTGATTCTAAACATTGGGCCATTGGTAAAATATATGCTTGTAAGATACAGAAGGAACCATTTATTCATATTGACAATGATGTAATTTGGTCAAAGAAACCTCATATTGATTTATTAAGTTCAGATGCTTGTTTTCAAGAAAGTGAGATTATGAAAGATGTAGGATTAGAACATATACGTCCTTACATTAATCTTATAAATAACTTTAGACTTGATTCAAAATACATAAATTGGGATTTTAAAGAATCTTATAATTGTGGTATAATTGGATTTAATAAATTAGATATATTAGATATTTGGTGGGATGAAGCATTAAAATACATTGAATACATTGATAGTTACAATATAGAATATGAGATAACATCTCTAATCTTTGAGCAGTTTTATATTACTAATTTATGTAATTATTTTAATTACAGAGTTAAGTTGATTACAGATTTCTCATCTATAAATAATATTGAGCATGCTGCAAGTATATTGGGATATACACACTTTGTATCAGATAGTAAAAAAACTAAAGAGAATGAATTAGTGATTGAAACAGTATATAATTATATTACATTGTTGTAACACCAGTAATCTTCATCCAGTTTGCACTACCACCATCATAATAACATATCAAATTTATATCAGTATTATAAACTATTAATCCATCCTCTATAGGAAGTGCAATTGAATTTATTTCACTGGTTCTCATTCTTGGAACTAATACACCCTGACTAAAACTATCTATTTTTAATATTGCTGAAGAAGATGTTGTAGTTGTACCAACAAGAATACTACCTCTTAAAATAGTTTTGGTAATTGATGTATTACCTAATACAACTGAGTTTGTACCATAACTTTGTGTAGTTCCTATTATAATTTCATTACTATAACCATTAGAATAATGACCTGCCTGATGTCCTATATAAATTGAGTTTATAGAGTTGGTTGCGCCATTAAGAGAAGGTCCTGCCTGATGTCCTATAGCAGTATTTTGATAACCTATTTTATTCAAAGCCAATGAGTTATATCCTATTGCAGTATTTTGATAACCTGTAGTATTAGAAAATAATGTAAGTGAACCAATCCCAACATTAAATATACCTGTTGTTGAATAACCCAAAGCCTGAGTACCTATAGCTAAATTATCATCACTATTACTATTTGTCAGAGCATCTGAACCAATTGCAATATTTCCAGAACTTATTGTATTTGAACCCAAGGCCCCATTACCTATGGCAACATTATCAGTACCGGTTGTATTCATACCCAAAGTATTATAACCAAGTGCAGTATTATTAATACCTGTACTATTTAATTGCAATGATGCCATACCAACTGCAGTATTAAAATTACCATTATTATAATATAATGCACCATATCCAACTGCAACGTTATAACTTCCAGTTGTATTCAGTACCATTGTAGAATCACCTATAGTAGTATTAAATTTTCCTATTGTATTTAGTGATAATGAATTATATCCAATTGCAGTATTCTCATGTCCTGTTGTATTTGAGAGTAATGCATTAACGCCTATTGCAGTGTCTCTATAACCGGTTGTGTTTACTGATAATGCACTTGCACCAAATGCAGTATTGGTAGCTATTCCACCATTTCCATTATTATAAACATTTCCAAATTCATCTACTACCAAAGAAACAGTTCCGCCAGATGATGAAACTATAAATCTACTATTTGCTATACTTCCTGTACCAACACTTAAAATTCCAGTTCTTACACTTGAATAAGTTCCAATTGTTACATCTCCTGATACTGTTGCACCACTTGTTGTAGTGATAAATTTAAACTCTTTTTCAGACTCATCCCATATAAATGCTTGAGTTGTAGAACTTCCTCTATTAACAAATAAACCAGCATCATATGTAGGTACTCCTGATTGAGATCCTGCTAATAGAATTATTGGATCTTTAACTAATAAGTTTTCAGAACTAACTGTTGAGGTAGTACCAATAACCATTAGATTTCCATTAATAGTTATAGTATCACCATTATCAGTAATATTACTATTGCCTAATATAGAAGAACTTGTCCATTTTGGTATTGTATTTGTAACTCCATATCCATTACCACCTACCCCTACAGGACTCCAATGAAATTTATTAGTTGCATCAGTACCTGCCAAATAATAGATAGTACCTGTGCTTGTTTCTAATAATAAACTATAACCACTTCTATACTTTTCAGGAATAGATGCATATTCTGAAACTAAAGCAGGACTACTAAAAGTAGCTATACTTCTTAATCCACCTTTAACATCATTTATATCAACAATAGGATAAAGTAGATTGTTGTGTTGTAATATGTCACCAAATTGAATACTCATTTCTTCTTAATTATTTTTCTTTCTTATATATTATATTATATAACCACCATCAAAACATTTGATAAAGTTTGATATATATCTCCTGGAACTAAACCACCAGATATTGCAGCACCATTACTTGCATATTGTGGTACATTACCTATATTTATTGTTCCTCTTAATTGTGTCTTTGTTATTGTACTTGCACCTAATGTTACTGAGTTTGAACCTGAACCTGTTGCGCCATGTCCAATAATTATTTGATTAGATTGATTAATTGAATTTGGTTTAGTATCACTTCCTATAAAAATTGACGTATTTGAACTAGTAACACCATTTGAACTAATATCAAATGATCCAGCTTGTGAACCTATACCAATATTATTAGAACCTGTTGTGTTAATATTTAATGAACTACTACCTATAGCAATATTATTCACACCTGTAGTGTTTTGTTGTAATGTAAATGCACCTAATGTATTATTATATCCACCAGTTGTATTTGCAGATAATGTAGAATGACCAACACCAACATTTTGTTGACCCGATGTAGTAACTTGTAATGCAGATGAACCTATGGCAGTATTAAAATAACTTTGTGTTGATGTTAATAAAGCTGAGTTACCTATAGCAATATTATATAAACCTATTTTATTATTTTGTAATGAACTTACACCAATTGCAAGGTTGTAATAACCAGTTGTATTGTTATATAAAGAATTATGACCAATTGCAATATTGAAGTTAGCATTATTTGCATATAATGTACCTGAACCAATTGCGGTATTTTGAACTCCTCTTACATTAGAGTACAATGAATTATAACCAACTGCAGTATTATTATCACCTGAGGTTAAACTACTTATACCAACAGAAAAAGTAACTCCTGTTCCTAAATTTCCACTCATAATTGTTGTAGAATCTATAAATCCTGTACCATATGTCTCTAATATTACATTACTTACTGTTCCACCTACCCCAACATAAACCGTCACTGATGGATATGTAGTAGCACTACTACCAGATAAATATGATAATTGTACATTAGAAAAAGTACTACTTGCAGTATATCCAGAACCACCATTGATTATATTAATTGTATTAACTACAGTAGTATTATTAAGTAGTGATGAAGAACCTATGGCAGTATTTTGATATCCTGTTGTATTACTATACATTGATTGATGACCAACTGCAGTATTATCATAACCTGTTTTATTTTTATATAAACTTGTTAAACCAACTGCAATATTTTTACCACCAGTTGTATTGTTATATAATGAGTAATTTCCCAATGCGGTATTATAAATACCTGTTGTATTAAAACGTAGAGCTTGATATCCAAATGCAACACTTTCATTTACAGTACTTGCATATAGTGCTTGATAACCAAATGCAGTATTATTTAATGATGATGCAGTTGCTGTAAATAATGCTTGATATCCATAAATAGTATTTGAGGTTCCTTTAATTTGATTATAGACACCATTTGAATCTATTGTTAATGATGTACTATAAGATACACCAACTTTGAATTGAGTATATCCAGCAGACTCAATAGTTAATCCTAATGTATTAGTAGATATTATTCGACAATTTTGTGATATTTGTGGATTACCTAAATAAAAAGACAATGATGCCTGAGCTCTAACCAATGATAAATATGTATTTCCTCCTGATATAAAAGAAACATAATCAGTTGTTGAACCATAAAAACCAGTAGTACCATTATCTGTAAATCTACTATCTCCTAATGAACTAGTTCCAGTGAATTTAGGTACAGAACCAGATGCACCACTAATTCCAATAGTTGATAAAGAAACCCAAGAAGCAACACCATTTGAATCTGATTTTAAAATATAATCATTTTGTTCACTCCCATCTTGTAATCTAAATGCTCCTGATTGTGTTGCATAAACATGTAATTTAGTAGATGGTGAATTAGTTCCTATTCCAACACCATTATCTGTTATTTCAAATATACTTTCACTATTACTCCAAGTTGCACCAGTACCAACAACTCTCATAATACTTGCTGTAGTACCTTTAACAAATAGTGTACTTTGTTGACGTATTCCATATCCTATAAAAGCAATATTTGCACCAACAAATAAATCTCTTATAGTACCCATTGTATTTTGCATCTCTATTGCATTCCCCCATAGATTTGTTATTTGATAGTCTGTGAATTTCCATCCACTTGCATAATTATATGTAGAAGATCTATCAGTACCTATAATTATTTGTCTATCACCAGGTGAATATATTGAAGTCTTTGTTCCAAATAAAATTGAACCTGCTGGTATACTAGAGTTAGTAGAAAGTGTTGCACCTATTATTTTTGTATCACCTCTAAAAATAGCATCACCTTGTTCATTAACAACTAATGATAATGTACCACCAGTTGATGAAACTGAAAATCTACTACTTGATGTTATACCAGTACCAACTGATAATGGTCCTGTTCTTACATTAGAATATGTTCCAATCAAGACATTACCTGATGTTGTTGCACTACTAGTAGTTGAAAAGAATGAAAATTCACTTGAAGATTCATCCCATATAAATGCTTGTGTATCACCTGTACCTCTATTGACAAATAAACCTGAATCAAATAATGGTGTTGATTGAGAACCTGCTAATAATATAATAGGATCCTTAACTAATAAGTTTTCACTTGTTATTGTTGAACTTGTCCCAATAACATTAAGATTACCATTAATAGTTACAGTGTCACCACTGTCTGTAATTAAACTATCTCCTAAAGATGTTGAACCTGTCCACTTGACAATACTATTGGTTGTACCTGATGCAGAAAGTCCACTACCTGTTAGTGTCCAACTTGTTGTAATTGTAGCATCTGTTCCTGTCAAATAATAGTGTTGGTTTGTACTTGTTACAATTAAACTAGTATAATTTTGTCTTAACTTATCAGGTATACTATTAAATTCATTATATAAATCAGTATTACTAAAAGTGGCAATAGTTCTTATACCACCTTTAACATCCTCAATATCCACAATTGGAAATAGTGGATTATTATGTTTTAAATTATCACCGTATGTTATACTCATATTATGTTGTTGTTATTGTTACTGTTGTTCCATTACCCCAAGTATTATCTGCATTTGCTACATAAACATGATATGATATTGAAGCACCACTTATTGTTGTAATAGTTACTGGATTTGTAGCTCTTGTAAATGCACCAAGTGAATTCACTGTTGAACCAGTATATGTCAATGATGTAAGAACTCCTAATGAAGAAGGATAAGCAAATATCAATCTTGATCCTGCACCACCATCATTTGCTATGAATGTTTGTGCTCTACCACCAAACTTATAATTACCCAATCCTTGTATTTGACTTGCTGTCAATCCATCAACTGTAATTTGAGATATATTTGATGAAACAGGTCCAATATTCAAATATCCAAAATAAAATAAATTACTGAATATTATCTGTGTACTTACTGATATAACATCACTTCCAGTTGCTGCAATTACTTGTAAACCGGATACTATTAGACCAGTTCTTGGTTTTGTTATTGTTGTATTATAAGTAGTACTTGCTGATAGACCTGTAGTAGATAGTGTTGCACTAACTACAGGATATGTACTACCTGAAAATGTAAAGCTACCAGTTCTTGTTGTAGGTGTAGAAAATCCAATAGTTGCTGCAGGAATAGTGCTTGTTCCTGTATATGAAACTCTACAACCAATAGGAACTGTTAATACATTTGATGTACTAAATGTTCCTATTGTTATACCATCTATTGCAGTTGGACCAAATGATACAGTACCACCATTATTAAATATGTTCCATCTTGATGTAATTACTGGTGTAACTAAAGAAGTTACAGCTAAATCTATTTCTACTTGTTGATTATTAACTTTACCCATCAATTTTGATGGTGTTGTATTTGGTAAATCACCTTGAAAAACTAAACCACTCTCAGATGAAAATGTGATTGATTGTCTATTATACTTGTAATTGTCAAAAGTTAAATTATCTTGTGATATTGTATTTGAACTTGGTATATTATATTGAGCAGATGAATTAATCATTGTTATATTATTTTGTGAAGTTCCTCTAAAATTAATATTCTCATTATAAGAATTAATTATATTTTGACTACCAATACCTTTACTAGAAATAAAATTATAGATATTCCCCCATTGGAATGATTTTATTGGATTGTAACCAATTAAATTAATCCAGTATGCAATATTTGATTTACTTGTACTAACTATATTTGTATTTTTTTCATTTCTATAAACTATTAAATCATTCTGCCAATCATATTTAATTTTATCATATGATATTGTATAATATACTTCATCAAATGGTATTTGTGTCCAATTTTCCACTAAATCCAGACCATTTAATTCAAATAAGTTTGTTGGGGATGAGTGTGTCCCAGTATTATTTTGCCAAATATATCCACCCCAAATTGTTGTGGTATTAATTGCATAAGTTGATGATGTACTGAAAATTCCATTACCTGCAGTACCTTGGTCATAATTAGGATTGTAAAATTTACCAATACCTTCATCATTCAATACTCCATTTGAATTTGTAGTTAAATATATTTCTGTACCACCATATAATGATGTATCTGCATTTGTAATAACATAAGTTGTATCTACTTCAAATACACCTGATAAACTTACAAATGAAGTACGATTTAAAGTAACTAAGTTTAATGTTGCTGCAACACCACCCCAAGTTACATTTCCTAATCCATCAGTTTTTAATACTTGACCTATAGAACCATCAGTTGTAGGTAAAGTAAATGCATTATTTATATTCACATTATTACCTAAATAAACCGTATCATCTGCAGTTGCAATTAAACCTTGTCCACCTATAACTACAGAGTTTTTAATACTTGCAGTTGCACTTGAGTTTCTTGTAGATACATAAGTAATTCCACTATCTATATTTGGTGAACTTGATGCAGTTGCACTATCTTTTATAAAAATACCATTTTGTGTAAATGCAATTGAACTTGTTGAAGATATAACACCTATAACAGAATTACTATTTGATGAAATAACATCTCCTGTTTCAGTGAATTGTATTTGACCTGAACCTTTTGTGCCCTTTATTACTTTACCATCTTGAATTAATAAATAAGGAACATAAACTGAATTACTTTCTAATGCACTTATATTTTGTCCACCAATAACTACTGTATTGACAAGACCATTACCAATAGTAGAATTATCTGTTGATATTAATGCTGATAATTTACTTCCTGCTCCTGATGATAATTTTCCAAATTGTAAAGTATTCAAATTATTTAAAAATAACTCATATGAATTTGTATTAATTACTTGTCTATCTGTATCTGACCATTTAGTAATTATACCAGTACTTTCTATTCTAAAGCTTTTACTTGAACCATTACCTAAAATTGTATCAGTTGAGTTCATAAATAAATATGATTCATTGTAATTACCATTAGCAGTTGTTATAGAAACTCTACCATCATCTAGTAATATTTTATTAGTTCCTTTTGTTATAGAACTATCTAATACTATAGAATATGTTCCAGTATTGTTACCCAAAGATAGAGTAGTAGATAAAGAACCACCACCACTTCCACCTATTACAGTAACATTACCAAGGTAATCCATCTGTGATAATAAATCAGTATTTATATCATATCCTACTACATAACCACCTTCTTCTGGAAGAGTAATTAAAGTAAAATCTATTTTTTCACCAAAGACAACTAAAGCCATAATTAATTCTATATTATTTTGTATCTTATATATTAATTTTTTATATTTGTAAAATGATTTTAACTAAAGAACAAATAGCAGAGAAAAGAAAAATAAGTAAAATTGTTACTTATAGTGGTAACTTTTTAAGAAAACATAATGATAAATATGATTTTTTAAAAGCCAAAGTTAATACTGGGAAATTCTTTCTATATGAAATTACTGAACCAATTAAAAGAATTGGTGAAGATTATGAAGAAAGACTTTATTATCCTAAACTTGGATTACATATTGATGATTATGTAGTTGATATGGCAATTGAGGTTGAATGGGTTGATGTAAGAAGAACCTGGGAAAGAAATACTCAATTTGAATATAAATATGATGATAAAACATATAAAAGTTGGGCAGATGATCAAAGGTCAGAATTAAGAAGTTGTATTTGTTGGGATGATTCAATGTATGTTTATGGTGTTTGGGATGTTAAACCTACTTGGAAAGAATTAAAATTGGCATATGAACAAACTCTTTGGTTCAGAAGAAGTGATGATGAAATAAGAGATATAAAATTAAAAAGAATATTAGGAAATGTCTAATCAAGAAGTAATTGATAAAGTATATGAATTAAAGTCTTTTGCAGTTAAAGTTCAAGACTATGAAATGGCTGGTAAACTAAGAGATATTGAAAATTCTTTTAAGAACCAATATAATAATACTTATATTGAACCTACTTTAGAAAACTTAAAAATTGAACTTACTAAAGTAGTAGAATACTTCAATAAATATAATCCTAAAAGTCAATGTTTAAGAGACTTAAAATTAACACTATTATTAGATGAATTATAATATACAAGATGTGATAAACTTCATGAAAAATGAAGCTACATATAGACAACACTTTATGTTGGCTGCTCATATAAGACAATGTGAAAAACAATTAGAGTATCTTAAATTAGACTCTACAATGACAGACCTTGTTTATTTATTAACTGAACCTAAAGACCATTGGGGTTTAACAGAAAAAGACTTTGAACTTATAAAAGTCTTGTTAAGAGAAGCCAAAATTAACTTAATTACTAAAAGTTAGTTTCCCATTTTTTATATATAATCTATGAAACATTTGAGAAAATTTAATGAAGCAGTTACTACAGATATGTTGAATAACACTACTATTGGTAGAACTTGTTTTAGAGATACAAGAGAAAAGAAAAGTAAATATTCTTCTAATGAATATAGGTTATCTGGATACTTATATGTTTATGACTTTTCTGATGGTGGTAGAACTTGGGCTGCAGTTCCTAAAGAATTAGCAAATGCAGTTACTGGATCAGGAGTTGCAGGATGTATATTAAAATTAGAAGATATTGAGATACTTGATAGAGAAACTAATTGGAGTGATGAATTAGTAAAAACTCAAATTGATGGTCAAGAAAGAAGAGCAGAAACAGAGAAACCAAAATATGAAATGATTAAAAAGATAGAAGATGCATATGGTACAGGTCTTACAGAAGATGAATACCAAGATATTGCATTAGAACTTACATTAAATAGTGTAATGAAAAATTTTAGGAATTAAAAATTATTTGTATCTTTGTATAACAAAACAAACTAAAAGTCATGATTGATTGGAACAAAATAGATTATAACAAAGAGTTGAACATTGAACTTATTGAAGGTGAAAATGTAGTAACCTTAACCGCTGCTTTAGTTGATTATGAATGGAGTCCTCACAGAGTTCCTGCAATTGCAAATGTTAAGATACTTAAAACAGATGATAAAAGATTTAATACAGGTGATGTAATAAAACTACCAATTATAACTAAAGATGTTGATGAACCTTTTATGGTATTATGTCCAAGACCTATAAAACCTTGTAATCAACTTAGATTAAAAGCTAAAGTGGTACTTAATTAATATTTAGGTAAATTCATATCAGTAGTGATTTCAATCTTAAAACCAAATCCACTATCTGAATCAGAGCCATATCTTACTTCTGAATCATAACCATTTTGACCATTAAATGTAACTGGCTTAGGACCCATCATTTGTTGATGCTTTCTAATTTGTTCTTGTTTTAATTTAGCTTCTTCTTGTGCAATCATTTCTTCAAAAGTTAATCCTGGTTGTTCAGGTTGTTGAACTTGAGGTCTTGTAGAAAAACTTTGATCTTGACCATATTTTCTAAGTAGTTGTTCTGCTTCCCATCCTGATACTTCTCTTGTAGTTTCTTCTTGTTGACTAATAATTCTTACTTCTGGTCTATTCATTATATTTGTCTTTTTAATTTTACTCTTTTAAATGCACGTGTAGGATTACCATTCATAAGTATTTTAGGTTCAGAAAAGCATACACTAGTTGAAATATTACCATCATAGTAATAAATTTCACTTCTAACTTGAAAAGAGGGTTTTGATAATCCTTCATTACTAAATATTTTAGTAACCTTACTTTGAACCTCTCTTACATCTATATTTGGTTTTGAATAAAATTTAATACAATATAAATTTTCCTCTCTCATACTAAAGTTAGTAGGTGATGCAGAACCTTCTAATCCCTCATCTATAAGTGACTTAGTTAAATTAGTAGTACTAATTTCTATTTTTGTATTATCACTTTTAATTATCTTATTATGAATCAAATGAAATTTTATCTTTACATTACCAACTGTATTTATATTTGATATAACCCCAACATTATCTTTACTTGTCAATTGTTCTATAGCAACATTAATATCTAATAGTGTTTCATGCCATGTTTCATGTTTATTTATATAATCTTCTATATCACTATACACAATGTTATTTGGTAGTGTTGAAAGTATATCTACATAGACCTCACTTTCCCTTATATAAACTGATACCTTATTTTCATCTGAAATATATGCAAATGCATCATCAACATCATTTTTCAATCTATTAATATCATCAACCAAACTTTCATTGAACTTAGTAAAACTACTAATCATAAACTTACATCTTATTTTGTACTATATATATTAAAATTATTTATTTATAAATGAAAATAGAAAATGTATTAAGTTTGTTTGATGGTATGTCTTGTGGACAAATTGCCTTAAATAAATTAGGTATTAAATATGATAACTATTACGCATCAGAAATTGATGAAGCTGCCATGTCAGTAACTCAATTCAATTATCCAAACACAATTCAGATAGGAAGTATAACAGAACTACAAAGTTCTCAACTACCTAAAATTGATTTACTATTTGGTGGATCACCTTGTCAATCATTCTCAAATGCTGGTAATGGAACTGGGTTTGATGGTAAGTCTGGATTATTCTATGATTTTGTTAGATTATTAAAAGAATGTAAACCAACTTACTTCCTACTTGAAAATGTTAAGATGAAGAAAGAATGGGAAGATATTATCTCAGAAGAATTAGGAGTTCAACCTATAAAGATAAATTCCAATCTTGTAAGTGCTCAGAATCGTGAGAGACTTTACTGGACTAATATTCCTGTTGTAGGTTTACCTGATGATAAGAAGATTTATATTGAAGATATACTTGATACTAATTTTGATAGTAAGTATTGGTTAAAAGAAAGAAATTCTGAATTACTTTCTAAGAAAGTTAGTATAGAAGGTGCACCAGACATTTGTTGCATTGATGTTTACAATAAGAAGTTTAAGAAGGATAGAAAAAGTCCTACATTGACTTTACCACATCACAATTCATTAAGATTACTTCAAGATGGTAAGTTTAGAAAATTAACTCCTAATGAGTGTGAGAGATTACAAACTGTTCCTGTAGATTATACAAATACAGGTATTGCTGATATTCATAGATACTCAATGTTAGGTAATGGTTGGACTGTAGATGTAATTGCATTTATTTTTTCATTTATTTAGTCATAGAACCTTTTAAAGAGTCTAATGATTTTGCAACAATATCTAATCTTTTATTACAATCATCAAATATAGAACTTACTTCATTCCAATCAATAGTATTTCCTTCTAAATTTTGACCTGTTGTTATAGTTTCAATATTATACTCAATTCCAGATAGGTTAGTCCAAATGTTATTTAATGAACTACTAAGATTATCACTTATTTTCTTTGCTTTTTGTTCTAAATCACCAAGGTTTAATTCATAACAAGATGCAGATGGTCCAGTTATTTTTATAGCAGATTTTTTTCTCAATTCTGCTAAACTTATACCTGATTTTATTAAATAACCACCTAAATCATCTTTGCTTATTATGTGAATAAAAATTTTATTATTTTGTTTTAAACCTATTATATAATAATCACAGAAGAATTGTTCATTGGTATTATTTCTATTTACCCATACATCCAAATGGTTAATTCCTTCAACTCTTTTTTCCTTTTCTTCTTTCTGTTTTACTGCTTCTTTTTTGGTAGTCTTAGGTGTACTAAATAACCTAATATTACCACTATCACTCATCCAATCAACAAGTTTAACTTGATATGTTGTTGTACCATCATGTCCAACAACATCTACTTTACTATTATCATCAGGTACTTTACCATTTAATAAACCTGCAATAAAAGATTCAAATAAGAAACCGCCAGTTGTCGCATTAAATTTTTCTTTAATCTCTTCTAAATATTTAAGAATTAACAATGATGAAATTCTTTGTTGTACTTGATTTGCAAAATCAGTTTTAGGACCTATATATAAAGGATTTTTAAGTTTACTCAATTTTATTCTTAGTGCCTGAGTACCCACTTCATCTACTACTAATCTTCTAGAAAATCTTTCTACTTTATTAACAACTTCTTTATCTATTTTAACATTAACCCAACCACTTGGTAATTTATCAAGTAATCTGGAATATTCTGGTAAGTGACCACCTTTTTCATAATCTTTAATATTAGTATTTCTAAACCAAACATTACCATTTTTATCAGTAACAACTTCACCTTTACTATTTAATAGTTCACCTTTATCATTAAACTTATGACCTATAATATAACCATTAATATCAATACCTGCAATATACTCATGTGGTTTATTAACCTCATCACTTTTAGCATAGTCCCATTCTGAATCAACTATTATTTCTATAAGACCACTATTCAAAAGGTCACTTTTTCTTCTAACATTAATTATAAATCCCTTTCTTTTGTGTAGATTACCATTCTCATCAATTAAATGATTCAAATACTTCTCTCTGGTACCCAAAGTTTTTGCTTCAAAAATTTTATACTTCTTAATATGTTTCATAGTTAAATTAAATTTATATTCTTATATATATATTAATTTTTAATTGCAACTTTTTAATTTTATTTTAATATATAATTTGGTAATGCAAAATTAAGTTGTATATTTGCAGTGTTGATTTAACAACTGGCGGCGTTAAAGAAATTCACGATAGTAGTTTCCTAAAAATAAAAATTAGGAATATGAACTGGAAAAAATTAGAAAAACACAATGTTATTGACATTGTTAGAAGAGAATCATTATTAGAATTTACTAAAGAACAAATATTAAGATGTGTAGAAAATACCAGAAAAAATGGATTTCTATATTACTCTTATAATATTGAGAATGTATTACAAGAATTAGTAAATGAAGGTAACTTAGGTGTATATTACATATCAGTTAAAGTTGAACCTCTACAATATTCATATAGAAAAATATTGGATAATAAAGTAGGTTCGAAATCATTAGCTGTGTATAAATCACTTAAAGCTATGAGAAATGAAAGAATTGAAGAAATATTAAAATGAAAATTATAGGTATAACAGGTGGAATAGGTAGTGGTAAAACTACAATAACAAAGTATATTGAATCTTTGGGTATTCCTGTCTATATTGCAGATGATGAAGCCAAGAAATTACTTGACACACCAGATGTAAGAAAAGAGTTAACTGATACCTTTGGTTTAGAAATAGTTCAGAATGGTTTTGTGGATAAAAAGAAGTTAGCTTCTTTTGTCTTTGGGAATGTGAACAATCTCAAAAAGTTAAATGAGATTGTTCATCCTAAAGTTAGAGAAAACTTTATCAATTGGACAAAACAAACTAATAGTGAGATTGTAGTTAAAGAAGCAGCAATCTTATTTGAGAGTGGTGCTTATAAAGATTGTGATGTAACAATTTTAGTAACTGCTCCAGAAGATGTCAGAGTTGAAAGAGTTATCAAGAGAGATAATTCTAATAGAGAAGATGTTCTTAAAAGAATAAGAAGTCAATGGTCTGATGAAGATAAAGCTAAATTGAGTGATTTTGTTATACAAAATGTTGATTTAGAGAAATCTAAACAAGAAATTGATGAAATATTGAAAAAAATTTGAAAAAATGTTCAGAAATATCAAAAGGGAAGAAAACTTTTTAATATATAGAACTATAAAACATATATCGCGTTAAGGTGTAAAGGTTGCATTAGAGTCTCATAAACTCCAAGGGGTGGTTCGAATCCACGCTACGCTACAAATTGAGATTAGTCTCACAAACAATATATCGCGGGATAGAGCAGTAGGCAGCTCGCAAGGCTCATAACCTTGAGGTCACAGGTTCGAGTCCTGTTCCCGCTACTAAGATTAAATAAATTAAAAAAAATTACATAAAGATTTGGTAGATTAAAAAAGTCACCTTACTTTTGTAGAAGAATTAGAAAACAAAACAACAAACATTTAAAAAATAGAAAAAATGACAACAATTACTAACATAACAATAGCAATAGAAGCGATAGGCGGATATGAGGCGGGGTATAGAATACCATCGGTCAGAAGCGTTATGTGTATAAAGTAATGGAGTAAAACATTATTAAACAACAAAACCCAATCTGACAAAAACAGATTGGGTTTTTTTATTGAAATAAATTGGGAGTTCAAAGTCAGCTTGGATCTGACAGCCAGACTGTAAATCTGGTCTTAACGGGAGAGGTTCGAGTCCTCGGGTTCCCACAAAAAATGGTCTATTCGTCTAGTTGGTTAGGACACTACCCTTTCAAGGTAGAGACGCGGGTTCGAGTCCCGTATAGACTACAACAGGGTAGATATGCAAGTGGTTAAAGCTGACAGACTGTAAATCTGTTCTCATTTGAGTTCGGGGGTTCGAATCCCTCTCTACCCACTGTATGCTGTTAGATTTTAAGCTTCTCTGAGGAAGGCAAAAAATCATTATGCTAGTGTCTTCTAATGGCAGGAAACTGGTTTTTCAAACCGGGAGATGCGGGTTCGAGTCCCGTCACTAGTACCGCAGACATTTAGACTTTTTTAAGTTTAATATATATAATAAAAAAGTTAAAAATGTCTAAAAATAAAATAAAGTATCACTTTTTGTATAAAACTACAAATTTGATAAATGGTAAGTATTATTATGGAATGCACAGTACTTATAAGTTAGATGATGGATATTTAGGTTCTGGAAAAATATTAAGATATTCCATTAGAAAATATGGTAAAGAGAATTTTAGTATTTATTTTTTGGAGTTTTTTTCCTCAAGGGAAGAGTTAGTAGATGCAGAGATAAGATGGATTACAGAGGAAATGATACTTAATGATAGTTTATGTATGAATCTAAAGAAGGGTGGTTTGGGTGGAATAATTAATGATGAACACCAAATTAAAATGAGAAAGGGTGCTTCTATATGGATGACCAATCTATGGAAAAATAAAGAATGGGTTAATGAATTTAAAATTGATACATCAGAAAGAAATAAAAAACAATATGAGGATGGTAGAAGAGAAAAGAAGTATTTTTTTGATTGGAATGGTAAAAAACATACAGATAAAACTAAAAGTATAATTGCACAAAAGAATTCTATTAATCAAAAAGGTGAAAAGAATTCACAATTTGGAACTTGTTGGATTACAAAAGAAGGAAATAATAAGAAAATAAAGAAAGAAGAATTTGAAATTTATCTAAATGATGGTTGGATAAAAGGAAGAAAATAATAATGGTCTATTCGTCTAGTCAGGTCAGGACGTGCCCCTTTCACGGGTAAGACACGGGTTCGAATCCCATATAGACTACAAAATTGGGCAAGTAGCTTAGACGGTAAAAGCATCTGTCTTATACACAGAAGATAGTGGGTTCGATACCCACCTTGCCTACAAAAAGTGATTTATAGTTAGATTAGGTTATAAGTAAATTAAGGTGAAAATCCCCTACTAACTATAGACTACAAATTAAAAATACCGGTAGGTGATTTAGTTTTATATTGAAGTCAGCAATCTGTTCGTTTAGTGGACCAGGATGCCTGCATTTCGGCGGGAGACATAGGTTCGAATCCTATACAGGTCAAGTGATGATATATAAAAACTGATAGAAACTTAGATATGATAGTCGCGAATTGATTGTTTAAGAGTTCAGTCACCTTATATGCGAAAGTAGCTCAATTGGTAGAGCTCCTGCCTTCCAAGCAGGTTGTTGCGGGTTCGAGTCCCGTCTTTCGCTCTAAATTAGTCAAGTGGTGAAATTGGTAGCCACAGCATGTAAATCCTTGGGTATTGTGTTGAAAACTTACGAGTGATTAGATATACAGGTTCAAATCCTGTCTTGACTACTAGAATGTTGATTAGGGCTGTGTATGCCACAACAACCTTTGCAAAGGTGAATACACACTCAGCAGGAGTCGTACAATGGTAGTATAGGGCACTTCCAATGCTCAGATGAGAGTTCGATCCTCTTCTCCTGCACCGCAGACATTTATGACTTTTTTATTTTAATATATATAATAAAAAAGTCTAAAAAATGTCTAAAAATAAAATAAAGTATCACTTTTTGTATAAAACTACAAATTTGATAAATGGTAAGTATTATTATGGAATGCATAGTACCTATAAGTTAGATGATGGATATTTAGGTTCTGGAAAAATACTAAGATATTCAATTAGAAAATATGGTACAGAGAACTTTAATATTGAAATTATAGATTTTTATCCATCAAGAGAAGAATTGGTAGATGCTGAAATAAAATTAATTACTGAAATGATAGTTGATGAAAAATTATGCATGAACTTAAAAAGAGGTGGTTTAGGTGGATTTACAAAAGAACAGTCACATAAAGGAGCACTTAAAATGTTAAATAAAATCTGGAAAGATGATGAATTTATAAAAAGACATAAAGAAAGAAAAAGTAAATTAATTAAGGAATTATATTCAAGTGGTAAAATAAAAAGGTGTGATTGGACTGGTAGAAAACATAGTAAAGATAGTATAGATAAAATGATTTTATCAAAAAAAGGAAAGGGATTAGGTGAATTAAATTCACAGTTTGGAACTTGTTGGATAACAAAAGACAATAATAACAAAAAAATAAAAAAAGAAGAATTAGATGATTACCTATCTAATGGATGGATAAAGGGAAGAAAATAAAAAATGGGGGGATTAGCTCAGATGGCTAGAGCGCTTGCCTTGCACGCAAGAGGCCACCGGTTCGACTCCGGTATCCTCCACTAATATTTGGGGTCACATGTACCAAGGCAGGCGAGTTTGGTTTGCAACCAGACTGTGGTGGGTTCGATACCCATTGGCTCCACAAATATGAAGAATTAATTAGGATAATTAAAAACTATTCTTATCTTTGTATCGGTTTTAAGTAACCAAAATTAATTAATTAACTATCATTTTCCTTTGTCAAAAGGTGAGTTAACAAAAATTTCAAAGGAATTTGAAAAAAAAGGAAAATGTAGTTTATGAAAACAACAAACAAAAAAGATGCTTTCGGAAATCGTATGAAAGATTATGAAGCACAAACATGTGGTATCAAAATGATGCCAAGAATTCCAGTCATTGCAAGACTTGATGGAAAAGGATTCTCAAAATTCACTAAAGGACTGAAAAGACCTTATGATGAAAGATTATCTAATCTTATGATTGAAACCACCAAGTATCTTGTGAAAGAAACCAATGCAAATTGTGGTTACACTCAGTCAGATGAAATCACTCTTGTATGGTACACTGATAAAATTGATTCCTCTATCTATTTTGATGGAAGACTTTTCAAAATGATTAGTGACCTTTCTGCAATGGCATCTGTTTTTTTTAACAGAGAACTTAGTAAATATCTTCCTGAAAAGGCAGATAAACTACCAAGATTTGATAGTAGAGTGTACAATGTACCAACTCTTGATGAAGCAGTGAACTCTTTACTTTGGAGAGAGCAAGATGCAACTAAAAACTCTATCAGTATGGCAGCTCAAAACTATTTCTCACATTCTGCTCTTAATGGGAAGAATGGTTCAGATAAACAAGAAATGTTATTTACTAAAGGAGTAAACTGGAATGATTACCCAACCTTCTTCAAAAGAGGTACTTATGTTCAAAGAAAGAGAGTTCTTACTCCTTTCTCATTTGAAGAGATTGAAAAACTTCCTGCAAAACACAATGCAAGAAAGGATCCAAACTATATCATTGAAAGATGGGTAGTTGACACAGTGGAGCTTCCACCACTTGGTAAAATTTCAAATAGAGTTGATGTAATTTTGTTTGGTAAAGATGTTGAAATGAAAAGTCCAGAGTAATCTGGACTTTTTTATTCAATGTTTATATAGAAGAATATTCCAGATAACAAGTAATCTATTTTTACTCTCTCTAAATAGTCTTTTATAATTTCTGTTTTATTATGATAACCTAATTTTGGATTAGCTATTTTTAATTGTGTAGAAGCATTATGTTTATCTATTATACTAATTCTTTCTTCACAATTATATTTCTCATATAAATACTCAATAAATGGTATCATCTTTATAATCTGACCAGGAAAAAATATCATTTCTATTACCATCAAATTTTCTCAAAAGAATTGCAATATATCCCTTAGCATTAAATTGATTAATCTCTACTTTAAATCCTTCATCAATAAGATAAGCTAGTGTATTATCACAAGTAGTTTGTAGTTCATCTAAGTCAACTCTTTCTGTTATTAAAAATCTTTTTAAATACTTCATACCTTATATATAAAATAATTTTATTATATTTGCATATGGAAAGATTTCAAATTTTTGGTAGTGAAAATAGTTTAGATTATGATGTAATGGTATTTGTTGATGAAATACCTGAAATCATTGATCAATCTCATACATTGTGTAAAATGTATGATGTAGAGTTGTCTAAAATTTTAACAGACAAACCATTAAACTGTAACTTAGCTATTGTTGAAGATGGATTTATTGTTAAAGTATTCAAAGGTACACCTGATGAAGTTAACAATGCACTTTTCTATACTTATGACTTTCATACTCAATATCATCCTTTAGTAGTTAAAGAACCTATTGTAAGAGAATATGATATGAAAATACTTAGAGCTTACAGAAACATCTTATCTTTCTTCTCAAGAAGTCATTTGAGAGCTGTTATCAAACCAGCACTTAGAGGTGATTTAAGAGATAAAATCCCTGTGATGAAAATGATTGACTTTGAAGTAATGAAAGACTTTCCTGGTAAAAAAGAATCAATCAAAGACATTTACAAAGTGATGGCTTTTCAATTTGGTCAGTTATTCTCTTTAGTTGATGGTTTTGAAAAAGACTCCTATACTAAAAATGGATTAATACAAAACTATCCAGACTTGGCACCAATGTTAAGAAGAGAAGAATTGTCAGAAAAAGATTACAAAACTCTAAACACTTACTTAGATAGACTGATTAAATTATCAGAATTAAGAGTAGATAAAATGTTAAGATTGGTGGAGTAATTTATATTATTTATATTATATATCATGATGTTACATGTTTTTAACAAATACTAACAATAAAAAAACCTATATGAAAAAATTTATTATCACATTTATAGTATCATTTATAGTGTTCTATTTACTAGAGCATTTAATCTCTTATATCTTCAACATAAATCTACATACACTTAATTTTGGGTGGTTAGGTTGGTTTGGATTCATTTTTGTATATGGATTTAAGTTTCACATTTTTTGTTGCATTATACCTCTTCTAATTACTTCATATAAGTGCAGACATAAAAAATGTGGACATGAACATTGTTCAACTAAATAATATAATATCTATGAAAGCATTCTTAATAATCTTTTTAGTAATAATGTGGTTAGCAACCATTGGACTATTTTCTGAAATATGTAATGGTCAATACTTTTGGTATAGAGTTTTTGCAATATGGCCATTTACTATTGCAATGACTAAAATAATTAATATAATTTTAAAATATAAAAAACCAGTTAAAATTGAGCTTTAAACTTTTTTAAACACAAGTTTACAACTTAAATTATGTGCTAACTTTCTAATGAATAAATCATTTGCTTTAGTATTATGAAGGAGTTTTGGTTTTCTTATAATATCAAATGAACCATCTTCATTCATATAAATTAACCCAGCATAATCAGGAACTTCATCTAAAGCTATTAAATCTTTTGGTGTTACAAAATTGAAATAATTTGGAAGTAAATACATCAACTCACCTTTTCTAGTCTTGGTGTATTTTTCATTTATGATATGAGTATGTTTTTCTTTTATAAAATCTTTCTTAAAATCTGCTTTACTTACTTTAACTTCATACTCATAGATATAATCAGACTTAGATATAGATATTACATCACACTCTTGTAAACCCATACCAGTAAAGTGAGTTGTTATAGGTGAGTGTGACTTCTCATAGAGGTATATACAAAGAGCAGCTTCTATGTTCTTTGACTTTGAATTATCTCTTTTTATTTTATTAATTGAACTTTTTCTTGACATAATACTATATATTATTAAACATTTTTACATCTAAATTTGGTAAATCCATTTATTAGTTGTATATTTGTATAACAAAATAAGAAAAACTATGACTCCAGCACAATTTGAACAATCTAATATCACTGACAAACAACACTTCATTACAGAAGCAAATACTGCTCTTAATGATACTTTTGTTGACTTTGAAGATATTGATACAAAGAAAGTTAACTCTTTCAATGCTCAAAGAAAATTGGCTACTGCTAATATGGTGAGAAATGAGTTTGGTTTTAAAGGTCACTTCAAATCTGCTGCAAGAGGTGATAAAAAAATGATTAGAGTTGATGGTAAAAGTTCTGTAGGTGATGATAAATTATATGATGCTATTACAGGAATTATGAAATTTCCACAAGAGTTAGGTTTAGCATCATCTGACTTTACTAAAGGTATTGACTCTAATATGAAATATGCATTAAACAATGTATTAGATATTAAATTTTATTCTGATGATACAAAATCAATTTATGAAAATTTAAGAAAAGAAGTTTATAGAAAAGGATCAAACAAAGGTTTACAAGCAACAGATGTTGTATTAGGTACTATTTCATCTGAAAACTTTACACACTTCATTTCTTACAATGAAATTGGATTTGCTTACCAAGAATTAGAATTGACTCAAGAAAAATTCTTTATCTGTGCTAATGTTAAAGAGAACTATATGAAGAAAATTGACTTTGTAACAATGACTCAAGGTGATGTTGAAGTTTCATTACATGTTGATACTAAATTTAACTATGTTTATTTAGTTTTTAAAAATGAAGGTGAAGTTGTTTATATGGTATCTCAAAGACATAACTTAAACACTGCAAACTGTTCTTTCATTAACAACAAAAAATTTACAATTTTAGAAAATACAAAAAAAATTCTTAACTAAGATATATAAATTATGAAAATAAAGAAATTTAATGAGAATGTTGAACCAGATGGTAATGGTGAAACCTGGAAAGACTTCTTCATAAGACAAACTGCAAGTGGTAGAAGATTTAAGGAATTATATAAAGATGAATTTGATAGATGTAAATTTTTAGATAGAAGTGATGCAGTTTGGATTTGTAAAAAAGCACAAGCAGATGCATATGAACATATAATTAATAAACTATCTGGAAAAGTTGATGAAAGTATAATTGAAGAATTAAAAACAGAATTACAACAACACTGGGATAAGGATGATTCTGGATTAGCATACTAAATAAAAAAGTCTAACATTTGTTAGACTTTTTCTTTTTTAAATAGATTTGTGAAGATTGCTTCTAAAACATTTACTACAATTGAGTTTCCTGCTTGTTTAGTTAAAGCACTATCAATTAAAGTTCCTTCTACTTTATCAAAGTCTGAGTCTGTGAAACCCATCATCTTCCAACATTCTCTTGGACTTAACATTCTAATCTCACCATTTTCATATACTTTAATTCTTGACTGAGCACCAGTTGCAGTAATTGTTGGTGATATACTATTTAAGTGATATACCTTTCTTTCACTTGCAAAGTTAGTGTAACCAACTAAATCAAAACAACTAATACCATTTTTAGTAACATCTGTTTTAATTACAGGTGGATAAAATCTCTTAAAGTCTAAGTAGTATTTACTAACTTGATTAGGTGTTAAAATATCAGCAATTGTCATTTTTGTTAATTCTCCTTGTGTAGGAATAACAAAATCATTCTCTGTACCATTTAAGATAGAAACCATATAAGCTCTTTCTCTATTCTGAGGAATACCAAAGTATGATGCTTTCAATTTAAAGTCAAAGTTGATGTAACCCATTTCTTTAAGATTATCTTTCCAGATATTGAAACCATCTTTATTTTTCTCACCAAAGATAGCAGGTACATTTTCCATTAAAAGATATTTAGGTAATCTACCTTCTTCATTTAATTCATTTAGTAATCTATTTACATCCCATAAAAGAGAAGATGATTTACCTTCAAATAAACCTCTTTGAGACCCTTGGTTTGACAAATCTTGACAAGGGAATGAGTAAGTTAATAAATCATGGTCTGGTGTCATAGAACCTTTTAAATCAACAATTGATCCAAGGTTTTTAGAATTTTTATTAGCTACATATAACTTTTTAAGACGATCAAGTTTAAGTGTACTTGTTTTGATAGGTGTTTTAGTATTAGAAGAGAAAGTAAAGTCTTTAAGTTCTTCAAGTATTTCTTCTTTAGTTAAGTCAGTTATTTCATCTGAGTTGTGGTGAACATTAGCATAACTTATGATTGAGTCAATAGACCATTCACTTATACCAACTACTTCACAATCAACTCCAATATTTTTAAGTGCTTTATGTTGGCTTCCTATCCCAGCAAACAATTCAATTACTCTTAATTTCATATTTAAAAAATTTATTTTATTATTATATGAGAATATTAGTGAAAAGTTCCTTATATTTGTAGAAATATTAAACAAATGAACATTCACTTTACAGATAAGGAACTTTTTGAAAAGTTAAAGTCAGCAACAATTGCTAAAGTTGTTGTTGGTTCTAATATGTATGGAACTAATACAGAAAGTTCTGATATAGACTACTTATATATTTATGCAACTTCTGAGAATGAGTTGAACTCATTTATTAAAACACACCACCAATTACAATACAAAGAGGATGGTGTTGACTACAATTTTGTATCATTACACAATTTCTTAAATAACTGCTTGAATGGTGACTCTACTATTAACTTTGAGGTTATCAATTCAACTTCATTGATTGGAACAGATATTGAATTCCTTTACAATTACAGAAAAACATTTTTAACATATACTGTTATACGTAGCTACTTGGGACTTGCTCGCAGGGATGCTAAACACTTTTTCAGTGCTAAGACTGAGTATGACAAAGCTAAGAAGTTAAAACATGTTATCAGAGGATATTTATATTCAAGAGATATGATTGAGAATGATTTTGACTTTGATAGATGTAACAAAGAGTTATTGGGAATTACAATAGATGTTACAACTAACAAATTATTAAAAGAGTATGATAGTAAGATTTCTGAATTAAGAAATGTATTAACTGAGAAGTTCAATTCTAAAACTTTAGGGTTGGCTCAACATATAAATGTGATTGAGGGTATTGAGATTAACAAAATCTTTTTAGATTATTGTAAGTCTGATTCATTCAAAGAGAAGAGTGATAAGTTGAAAGATTTTGATTTATCAGAATTTATCAATAGTTTTGAAAACTGGGTAGAGTACTAATGGAAATTAATAAAGAAGAACTTCAAAATTTTATTAGACAATATAATTTTATACTTTCCATTCATATAAAAATGTTACAAGGAAAGTGGGCACATGAAGTAATGAATAATGATGGTCTTATCTATTTAAGAGTATTTTTTGACAAGACTGCAGTTGACATGCTTAATAAGGATTGGAATGATTACTTATTAAGTGACTATATACAATTTCAAAGAGAGGTTAAAATAAACAAAATATTAAATTAGAATTATGAATATAAGTTCAGGTAGTAGTTACCCAGCATCATCATTAAGCAACTTTGCAGGTCATAGATTTACTATTGATGATGTAGAGTGTTATTCTATGGAAGGATTTTTACAATCATTAAAATTCAAATCTGTGGAAATGCAAGAATCTGTATGTAAATTAATTGGAGGTGCTGCTAAGAGAAAAGGATCAGGTAAAAACTGGCAAAGAACACAAACATTATATTGGAAAGGTGTTGAAATAGATAGAAAATCTAAAGAGTATCAAGATTTACTTGATAAGGCATATAATGCAATGTATGACCAATCTGAAAGTTTCAGAAAAGCTTTAATGGCAAGTGGTAATGGTGCATTAACACACTCAATGGGTAAAACTAATAAGAGTGAGACTGTATTAACTACATCTGAGTTTTGTGGTAGATTATTAAGATTAAGAGAAACAGGTAAAGCAGATAAGTAATGGCTAAGACAAGAAAAGTACCAGTAAGAGTATTTTGTGAAGACACTTCACAATTATTAAAATCAATAAGGTCACATAAAGAACATGGAAAGATTAGAGTAGTTAATGGTATTAACTATGAGGTCATTGGTGGTGATATGTTATTGAATATGAAAACAAATAGAATAGAAAAATTATATAATATATGAAGATTTCACATGGATTTGGATTAAGAGCTCATGATTTGACTGCTCTTTTTAATAAGACAAATAAAGTATCAACCTTTATGGGTAAATTAGAGAAACAATCTTTAATTGATCCTGATAGGTATGATTCAAATAAATATAAAGGTGATGGGTTTGAGTTTTTAGTAGAGATTCTATTAAAAAGTCATGCTTATGACAATAGACTTGGTATAACCAATTATGAACCTGTTCAGTCAGATGATAATGGTGTAGATGGTGTTGGTGTAAACTTATCAGGTGAGAAATGTGTAGTACAGGTTAAATATAGATCAAATAGTAAAACTGTCTTAACTGCAAATACTGACCACTTATCAAATATGATTTCTGATGGTATGATTAAACATAAAGTTGTAATTGCAGAGGATAATACTAAAATTCCAAGACATTATGTTGTAACAACTGCAACAGGATTACACCACTATACAGACAATGAAAACTTCAAAGGATTTGTTCATTGTATTGGTTTTGAACAACTAAGAGTTCTATTAGATAATAACTTATCTTTTTGGAACTTATGTAGAGAGATTGTAAAAGAAATTGAAGACTCAAAAATTAAAAAATAAAAAATGAATATAAATAATATATCATATGATCCAAGTACTGATGAAGTTTTGGGTGTATTTGGTAAAGACATTCATATAAAAGTATATGATGAAAATGATGAACCAATAGTACTGATTCTATCTAAAAAATTATTTCAAAAAACTTGGGATAATTGGATTAAAGGTAAAAAAGACTATTGTGAAAGATACAAACACTATTGTGGTGTAATGGGTTATACCTTTATTGAAGAAGGTGAGATTTTAGAAAATAAAATTAAACTATATGAATATGATGATGTTAATGTTATTAGAGTAACAAAATTCTATGATTTACATGATTTTGAACATGGATAAAATAATAAGATAATTTTTATTATCTTTGTAAAAATAAAAGAAAAATATGTTAGAAAACTTATATGACTATCAGAATGATGCTATATTAGCAACTGATAATAACAAAAAAGGAATTGTTTGTATGCCAACAGGTTCAGGTAAAACCTTTGTACAAGCAGCAGTAATTGCAAGAGATATACTTAAAAATAGAGATAAGTTTGGTATTTATGTTATTAATGCTCCTCGTATTATGTTATCATACCAATTACTAAAAGAAGTTTATTCATTTCTTGTTAGTGAAGGTATTGAAGCAAGATATATGTCAGTTCACTCTGGTGGAACAACTGACTTAGAAGATTTAGAAAAAATTAGAATTGATGCTAACCTTAATGAAGGTTATAGTATTCCATTTGCTGAAATTCAGAATGGTACTTCACCATTATTAATTAGAGAATTTACTGAAACAGCTGAGAAACAAAAGTTACCATTGATTTTCTTTTCAACATACAATTCTGCAGAAAGAATTAATGATGCTATCTATGACAAAGAAATTAACATTGTTGTAAATGATGAAGCACAATACTTAGTTCAAGAGCAATTTCATGATATTATTCATACATTAAAAACTGATAGATGTTACTTCTTTACTGCAACTACTATTAATACTCCATCTGATAAAGGTAGAGGAATGAATAATGTTGATTCTTATGGTGAAATCATTTATTTAATGACACCAAGAGAAGCAATTGACAAAGGTAAAATGGTTAGACCAAGAATGCACTTTGTAATGACACCTGGTAAAAACTATAACTCAGATGATTTTCAAACAAGTTTTGGTAAAATCATTGCAGAATCATTTGCACAACATAGATATGCAATTGGTCACTTTTCAAAACCTAAAATGTTAGTATCTGTAAAAGGTACCGCTGATATTAAAACATTCTTTGAATCAAGAGAATATACTGGTTTCATTAGAAGTGGTGTTATGATATATGCTGTTGCATCAGATGAAGTTATTGGTAACAATATTAATGGTGAGAAAGTAAACAGAAGAGAATTTTTAAGAAGATTAAAGATTGATGGTGCAGATACTACAAAAGAGATTATCATTTTACACTATGATATTTTGGCAGAGGGTATTGATGTACCTGGCATTACTGCAATCTTACCTATTAGAACTTTGGGTAAAGCTAAGTTCTTACAAACATTTGGTAGAGCAGCACGTTTAGATATTGATGATAGAGATAGAGTAAATAAAGGTAAGTTGGGTGTTCATGATTTAGAAAACTTTAACAAACCTTATGCCTGGGTAATTGTACCTACAATTATACATGAGAATGCTGATAGTAAAGAACACATTGGTAATTTAATTACTGAGTTAAGAGACTATGGATTTAATCCAAGTGAAGATATTGTATCAACTGATACAACTAATGGATTACCAACAGTTGATGGTCCAGATGCTTTAACAGAGGTTAAAAAGAAATGTCCAACTATTGGACAATATATTGATAAAGTAGAAGCAGATTATGAAAATGAGTATGTAGCAAGTTTATCAGATGAAGATAGAAATAAATACATTCTAAATAAAGAATTTGGTTTAATTATAGAATAAATTTCACTATATTTACACCAAATACAATTAATATATAAAATATGATACTAACAGGAGAATATTCAGTTGCAGATTATGAGCAATTTGATAAAGATAAAGATAAAAATATATTTGAGAATATCATTGAATCAATGATACTTGATGGTATTGCAGGAATGAATGACACATTTAAACAAGCAATTTCATCTTTACCTAAAAAAGATAAAAGACTAGCTATTCTATCCTTATTAGATAAGGATAGAAACCTATTTGCACAGATTAAAGAATCTATGACTGATATTAATTTGTCTAAAATAGAACATGTTAAAAACATTATCTTAATGTTAAGAGAGTATGTTAAGATTGCAGAGGTTGAAAAGAAAAAGTTTGGTGAGGTAATGACACCACTTGATTTAGTTAAGGAAATGTTATCAACTCTTCCAAAAGAAGTATGGTCTAATCCTAATTTAAAATGGTTGGATCCTGCAAATGGCACAGGTCCATTTCCTGCAGTTGTTATTTATAAATTAATGAAAGGATTAGAAAGTTGGGAACCAGATGCTGAGAAAAGATATAAACATATTATTGAAAACATGATTTATGTTTGTGAAATTCAACCTAAGAATATGTTCTTATATTTATGTACTATTGATCCTAAAGATGAATATGATTGTAATATCTATACCGGTTCCTTCTTAGAAGAAGGATTTGACTACCATATGAAAAATATTTGGAATGTTGATAAATTTGATATTGTTATTGGAAATCCACCATATCAAACAAGTGATGCTACAGGTGATAATAAATTATACCTAGACTTTAGTAGAAAATCAATTAAAATACTTAATGACAACAAATTCCTACTATTTGTAACTCCAAAAAATATAATAGATTATATACTACAGTGTGATAAAAATAGAACCTACTTTGATAACTTCTATCAAGTTCATTATTTAGCAATAGACACACCAAGTGTTTACTTTAAAGGGGTTGGATCAACATTTGCATATTTTCTTATACAAAAAGAATTATACACAAGAAAAACTAAAATTAAATTTCTATTTGATAAGAAAGAGGAAGAGTCACATATTCTTTTAGAAAAAGGAAAAAGTATACCAAATAGATTATCTAAGAATGATATTACAATAATTGAAAAGTTAAGAAAAAATAAAGACTTTTTTGATATTAAAGTAATGTCAATTCCATTAGCTAATAAAAATAGAGAACTAAGAATAAGAAAAAAACAAGTTGATGATGGTTTAGTAACCAAACTAATAACAGAAACTCATATATTTCCTGTTATTGATGGTATTAATAAATCTAACCCATTTCCAGGTAAATTATACTTCATAGATAGAGACTTTTCAGATAGTAAAAAGAAAATAGTAATGAATAGAAGTGGATATTTATGTCCATCTTATGATAGTACAGGAAACTATTTATTAACTGATAATATATGTTATATTGAAATTGAAAATGAACTAGAATTTAATAATTTTAAATCAATTATAGAAAGTAAAATAGTTAAATACTGGCTAACACAATTTAGACTGAATGGATTTTCTGATGAAAAAAATATAAAAATTTTCCCAAAAATAGATTTATCAATAACTTGGACAGATGAAACACTATTTGAATATTTTGAATTAACTAAAGAAGAAATTGAACTAATTAATAGTGTAAAATAAATAATTTTTCATTAACTTTGTAAAAAAATAAAACATGTTAATAATAGGCTCAACAGCAATAAAGAATTTCTTTCCAGATTTCCCAAGAAATCCAAAAGACTTAGATTATGTAGTAGATACTGCAAGCAGAGTGCAAGGCACTAATGAAGATAACAAAAACTCTGATAACACAGAATATCTCTACAATCCAATTATTCTGAAATATCAAAAAGATGGGTATCTTAAACCAGAATTACTTCTGTCACTTAAAATATCTCACCTTTTCCATGATATTAACTGGTTCAAACATATCTTTGATGTACAATTCCTTATTTCTAAAGGAATACAATACAATAAAGAAATTGTTGATGAACTAATCCCATTCTGGAATGATATTCATAAAAAAGTTAAGAAATCAAACTTACAAATGACTAAAGAAGATTTCTTTAGTAATGCTGTAAATGAAGATACTCACCAACATGATTATATTCATACACTTATCAATCCAATCCCTATGTACACCCTACTTTTAAAAGATGGTGCAGAAGTTGAATTAGATGAAAACAAATGGCATAATCTTTCATATGAAGATAAGACAAAAGTTGTATATGAAGAAACTGCTGTAATGGCGTGGGAAAGATATAAAAACAACCACTGGAGAGAAGGATATAAATTACAATTAAAAGATAATATTATTAAACACTTTCCACCTTATATTGCAATGTTTGCAATTGAGAATTATAGAAACCTGGAAACAGTTAAAGTAAATTATAGAGAACTAATAAATAAGAATTATAAATATGAACATTGAAATCAAAAAAATTAATGAAGTACTTTCCAAAATTGGAAACTTCTCAAGCAAGTACAAATCTGTAGCCAAAGAATCTGATGGTGAATTCAGACCAAGTTCAACAAACATCTATGATGTTGGTGATGGTCTATTCCTTAAAGAAACAATTAAAGTTGACTCTTATGGAAATGAACCTGAACTTACTGAATTACAATTTGTACAACCAGTAACAAAAACAATTACAGATTATCAAACAATTAAATAATTAAAATATATGACAAAATTTGAAGAGTTCAAACAAGAGTTTGATGAAAAATTTGAATCTATCTATGATTATATGGAAGATTTTTACAGAGAATCATTTGGTGGTAAACTAATTGATAACAATGATGATGTTAATTATGACTCATATGGTAATGAAGATACAGACTTAGAAAGAGTTATCTACTTTGAGAAATATGACATCAATGTTATGTTCTCAGGTAATAGATCATCTTATGATGGAGAAGAGTGGACAGATATGAAAGAAGTTAAAAAAATAGAAAAAACAATTACAGTATGGCAGTAGTACAAACAGCAGAAGAAATTATTAAAATCATTCAAGATAAAGGATTACAAAAAGCACTTTTTGATTGTTTTGATGATGAAGAATATCTTTTAGAAGAGTTAGATGAAGAAGGTGAATTTGAAACAGCAGATGCTTATTTAGAATCAGTTGGTCTTCCAAAAGAATATAAAAAAGTAGCAGGTAGATCTGATACATCAGAGTTTTGGTCAGTAATTCACTTTCCAGTAGAAGATGTATATGTTAAAATAACAGGTACATATGATTCATATGGTCAATATGAACACTACTATAATAGTAAAGTAACACAAGTATTTCCTAAACAAGTAACACAAACAGTATATGACAAGCAATAAATTAACAGGTGAACAAATCTTGGAGAAAATCCAAGCAAACATGAGTGTACAAGAATTTGCTTATGAAGATTATAGTTCTGAGGAATTAGAATTAGGTGAAGTAAAAGTAGTTGATAAATATGGTGGAGAAGACAAAGGATCAACTTGGTATAAAGTTCAATACTTTGTAGAGCATGATGTTTACATTAGAACTGATGGTTGGTATTCATCTTATGATGGAACTTACTTTGATGAAGGATATGGGAAAATAGTAAAACCAAAACAAGTTGAAATAACTGTTTATCAATAGTTTATGTTATGAATCATATAGAATTTAATATATACTATATGATTCATTTAACAGAAAATATATGTGGTATTTATAAAATAACTAGTCCATCTGGTAAAATTTATATTGGTGAGAGTAAAAATATAAAAAATAGATGGTTAGATTATAAAAAACTATCTTGTAAAAGTCAAACAAAACTATATAACTCATTTAAAAAATATGATGTTAGTTTTCACACATTTGAAATAATTGAAGAGTGTAAATTTGAAGAATTAAAAATTAGAGAAAGATATTGGCAAGACTTTTATAATGTTATAAATAAGAACATTGGATTAAATCTAAAACTTACCAGTTATAATGATATAAAATGTGTATATTCAGAAGAAAGTAGAAACAAAATTATTAAATCATTAGAGGAACACTATAAAAATAGAGATATACCTATTTTTCAGTATGATTTATCAGGATTATTAATAAAAAAGTGGAAAAATTTAGTAGAGATTAGAGATAATACAGACTATGTACCTGCTTACATATCTAATTGTTATTTAGGAAAATATAAAAAGGTATATAACTATATTTGGACTTTAAAGGAATGTTCTTTTGAAAAAGAATATTTAGAAAATTTAATACTAATATCTGAAAAAGTAAAAAATATTAATGTTGGTAGAAAACATACAGAAGAATCTAAAATTAAAATATCTTTAAGTGGTAAAAATTTAAAACGTTCAGAAGATACAAAAAGTAAAATATCAAAAAGTAAATTTAAAAAAATATATCAATATGATATATCTGATAATCTAATTAAAGAATTTGAAAGTAGAACTGATGCTGCAATAAAACTGGGTGTTAATAGACACAATATACAAGAAGCATTGAAGAATAATTATAAACCATTTAAAGACTTGTATATTTTTAAAAATGAATAATTAATTTAAAATAAAAACAATATGAAAATAAAACCAACAATGGATCCAAAAGACTTTGAGGTTGGAGTGATAATTGGTCGTTTCCAAACAAACAAACTTCACCAAGGTCATAGAGACTTAATAAACTTTGCATTAGAAAACCACAGAAAGGTAATCATCTTACTTGGTATGTCTAAAATGCCTGATACAACTAAAAATCCACTTGACTTTACAAGTAGAAAACTAATGATTCAAAAAGAATTTCCTTTAGTGAATATTCTACCAATTAGTGATACTAAGACAAATGAAAAGTGGTCAGAAGAAGTAGATAAGATTGTTGCAATACCTTATGGTGAGAAAAAAACTGTAATCTATGGAAGTAGAGACTCTTTTATTCCTTATTACTCTGGTGTTAATGAAGTGATTGAACTTGAACCAAGTGAAACCTATAATGCAACAAATATTAGAAAAGAAATTGCAAGAGAAACTTTAGACTCAGAAGATTTTAGAGCTGGTGTTATTTACTCAACTTTTAATCATAAACCTGAGATTAAACCTTTTGTTAACACAATAGTTCAAAACTTTAAAGGAGAAATACTTTTAGGTAAGTATAAAGATGAAAAGTATTACCATTTACTTGGAGACTTTGTAAAAGATGGTGATGATAGTATTGAACAAACTTCAAAAAGAAATCTAAATGAAGTAACAAGTAATAATTTAAACATTAATAATGTTAGATATATTACAAGTACTAAATTCACTGACTGGAGACATAAAGGTGAATCTTCAAGTATAATGACTACAATTATGTTAGCAGATTATAACTTTGGTACAGGTCAATCAGCTTTGAAAGATTTAGAAACAAAATGGGTTAAGATACAAGATCTAAGTAACTATTATGGTGTAAGAACTAAAATAGCTCCAGAGTACAGAGATATTGTTACTAACCTTATCAACAAAATATATAATGAAAATCTTATCTCTAATATTGGAGAAAGATTAGAAGAAGTAACTAATGTTACCTATACAAATTAAAATGAAACAAATGGCAATAAATCCAATTAACACACATCCAATTACTATTATGCATTCAAATGATCCAGAGGTCTTAGTTTGTAAATGTGGTAATGAACCTTATCCAGGTGCAGAGTTCTATTATACATCAAAGTATAGTAAAGAACCTACTATTGGAATTATTGCAAAAATTAATAATACACATATTATCTCTACTAATGGTACACCATATCATAAAAATGAAGTTGAGGTTAAACCAAAACATATTGCAAGAGAAGAGAAACTTAATGAATTAGGAATAACCAATTCATAGGGGACATCATATTTTTAATATATATATAAAAGTAATTTTATAAAAATGTATATAAAAGAAAATGAAGAAATAGAAATATATGTATCAAATACTAAAAATAAAATATTTTTAGAAAAACTTCTCAATGAAGAAATAGAAATTGGGTATAAATACAATGTTCACTGGTCACTATTAAGAAAATCTACACTAAGAAGGAGTAAAATTAAAGTATTATGTGATGGTTGTAAAAATATAATAGAAAAGAGACTACAAGATATTTATATAGAAATAAATGAACATTTTTGTAGAAGTTGTGGTAAAAAAGGTGAAAAGAATGGAATATTTGGATTAATTGGAGAAGATAATCCAAAATATGGTACTAAGGTACCTAGTATTACAGGAGATAATAATCCTGCAAAAAGATTAGAAGTAAGAGAAAAAATATCAAGAAATAATAGATTAACCAATGATGATTTTATCAAAAGACTAAAAGAAAGAGGTCTATTTAGTAATAAATATGATTTCAAACAAATTAATTATATTGATACTTTAACACCTATAAAACTAATTTGTAAAGAACATGGTGCTTTTGAAATAAAACCTATTAATTTAATTAGTGGTTCAATCTGTAAATTGTGTAAAAGTTCAAGTAAAGGAGAATCTAAGGTAGAAAATATACTAATAGAAAAAAAAGTTAAATATATTAAAGAGAAGACATTTGAAAATTGTAGAGGAATCAAAAGACCTTTACCATTTGATTTTTATCTACCAGATTATAATATCTGTATTGAGTTTGATGGTGTTCAACATTACAAGCCAATTGAAAGATTTGGTGGTATTGAAGGATTTAATGAAGTAGTTAAAAATGATAATATTAAAACCAATTATTGTCTATCAAATAATATTAAACTAATAAGAATATCTTATAAAGATAAGAAATTAATAAATTATATAATACAACAAGAATTATGAAAACAATAGCAATTTATCCAGGCTCCTTTAACAAAATGCACATTGGACACATTAATATACTTGAGAAAGCTGAAAGAATATTTGGTAGAGGTAATGTTCTAATTGCAGTTGGTGTTAATCCTGATAAGTTAAGTACACCAAAGTCTGATGAAGATTTACACTTATTAGAACAAAGAATCAATAGAAAGATAATTACTTATAATAAGTTTCTACATGAACTTATTGAAGACTATGAGAAAGAAGGTTATAAAGTAGTTATCATTAGAGGTCTAAGAAATGGTGTTGACTTAGACTATGAAGTAAATCAATATAGATTTGTGGATGATTTCAAAAAAGATGTAAATGTAATTTATCTTACTTGTGATAGAGAATATGAACATATTTCATCATCTGCAATTAGAAAGATCGAACAATTTGGTGGTAAAGATATGACTAAACAATATCTTGTTTAAGAGTTTTGATACTTACCAGTCCACTTAGGAATAAATTTAATTCTTTTTCTAGCAATAAATCTATCTTCTCTTAAATTTTTGGCAGCCATTGCTCTTGCAGAATATAAAGCAGGATCAGTGTCTGTCATTTTTAATTCTCCTAATAACTTGTCAAACTTAGTTACTTTAAAGTATTTATCAAAAGATGATGTATCATCACTTGCTACAATTTCACCTTCTACAAATCCCTCATATACTTTAATATACTCACCATCATTCTTAGCTAATAAAACTTTCCAATAAGCTTTCTTTCCTACAAATGTTGGTATCTTTTCTTTAAACCATTTCAAGTTAACACCAATATCTTCACCTTCAACTTCTAATGATGTATCTTCTGATATTGTAAATGGTCCATTATCAACTGCTTTATAAATAGCAACTGTTTCATCATCTGCATCAACTTCTGGTAAATCTTGTCCTTCTTCTACTCTAAGATTAGGTATTAATTCTCTATATTCTCTAATCTTTCTTGCATTACTTGTAACCAAAGCAAATTTTGGTAAAAACCCTTCAAACGTTTGTAAATATATCATACTACTATATATTATTTAATAGATTTACAAAATCCTCTTTTAAATACTTAATATACCTATTATAAAGTTCCAATCTACTATAATCAATAGAATTATTTTTTGATAAGTTCTCAATACCACTTAATGGTCTTAAATTTTCTAATGAGTTTACTATATTTATAGGAGTATCTTCTCTGAATCCTGATATAGGAACTATATGATCTATATGAAAACTATCTCTATTATCCCAACTCATTGTATCATTAAACTGAGATTCTATATGAATCTTAAATTCTAATGATGAATAACCTAAAATTATATTAGTTTTATCATGTTTTTCTTTACCAAATCCCTTCAAAACATTTTTAAGACTAGATCTATATCTATCTTTCCAACTATTTTTTAGTCTGTATAATTTTAACCAATTTTTATATTCATTAGTATTCCTATATTTAGATTTATTTTCTTTTATTTTATCTATATTATTAATATAATATAACCTTAACCTATCTTTATCTATTTTAGTATATCTAATACTTTGGTAATCTTTTAACCTATCTAAATTATTTTCCTTCCAAGCTTTCCTTATAGGTTTTAATCTCTCTTTATTTTCAACATAGTATTTCTTACCATATTCATTGTTACAATCTTTACACCAATTATTTAAACCATCTTTATTATTACCTATGCCAAACAATACAACACCTTTTTCAATTTCACAATTTGTGCAAAATTTGGTCCCAGTCTCTTTTATTACTCTATTCTCTCTTTTAGATTTACTATACTCACTTTTACAATCTTTACACCAAGAATTCAAACCATCCTTTGATGTCTTAGTTATAGAAAATTTATCACAATCTTTTTCTACACCACACCTTTTACATATCTTCATAACTTTTATACTAATTTTTCATATAATGTATATATTAAAAAATCAAAGTGAAAAAATATGAATACTGAATTATTTATGTTCGATATAGAAACTGCTGGCCAATATAAAGACTTTCAAACATTTGAACAACAAGATGAAAGAGGAGCTAACCTTTTCAAAAACAAATATAAAAAAATGAACTGGGAAGAAAAGTATGACAACATTTATGAAGCATACTTAGATAATGCTGGTATTGTACCAACTTATGGTAGAATAGTTTGTATTTCATTTGGTTACTTAGATAATGGTCAAGAAAGAGTATCAAGCTTTTATGGTGATGATGAAAAAGACATAGTTAATAAATTCAATGAACTACTTAAAAAAATTGAAACAAAAAACTTTAATTTGTCAGGATTCAGAATAGCTTACTTTGATATTCCTTGGTTACTTCATAAATTAAACAAATATGGTATTCAACCAGCTGATATTATTGTAACACACAATAAAAAACCTTGGGAAATGAGAATCACTGATATGTCAGATGATTGGAAAGGAAAATTTGCCTGGGCTTTTTCATTTGATGAAATGTGTTATGAATTAGGAGTTGAATCACCTAAAGATAATATGAATGGATCAGAAGTTCATGTTGCTTTTTGGGATGGTAAAGTTGAAGAAGTTAAAACATATTGTGAAAAGGATGTTACATCTTGTATAAGAGTTGCACAAAAAATTTACTAAACCTATAGAAATATAGGTTTTTTCATTTATTTTTGTGATATATAGTTTATGGAAAACCTTATTATCACTCACCTTAAAACAAATGCACAGAACTTAGAAATGTGGATTGCAAATGATCAAACAAACAACTTTGCAGTTGGTCATATATTTATGAATATTGAGAAAGATAACAAGATAAAGTTTCTTGATGCTTGGGTACATTCTGACTACAGAAGAATGGGAATATACAGACTTTTATGGGAAACCAGATGGGAATATGTATTAGAGAACTACAAAGACTACACTATTTATGCTTGGTGTAAAGATTCATCACTACCTTTATTAATTGAGAAAGGATTTGAAACTGGTGAAATAGTTACCTATGTTGAGAAAAAAATCTAAATACAGACTGCATATACAAATATATACTTGTAAAAATAAGTGTAAACAATGGCAGGTAAAGATAGAATATTTGGAATCAGAGTATCAGAAAAATTATTGGAAGAGTATCAAAAATTTTGTGATGAAAACTCAATGAATGCTTCTAAGAGAATTAGAAAGTATATGGAGAATGATATAGCAGCTTGGAGAAAAAGACAACAAAAAGAAGAATAAAATTTTTGTAATTAAAAAACATTCCTTATCTTTGTAAAACAAAACAGAGATACTATGAAAGTAATAAGCTATTTTACAAATAAATTTATTGGGAAAAAATATCTAACTTCTAATCCACAAGAAGATAATGGATTTGATTATGAAATTGATGATGATTATAGAGAAACTGGTGATGTTAACCAATCTGATGCAGGTTTAGTAAAAATTGATGAATTAATTACTATTCTTCAAGAACTAAAAGATAAAGGTGCAAACTATGTAGCTTGTGACTGGCATTGTGATCACCAAGAACTTGATGTTTATGGCTTCAATTACAGAAAATCTACTGATGAAGAAGTTCAGGCAGTAGAAGAAGCAGCCAATGCAAAAAAAGAATTGTTGAAACAAAGACAAATCAAAGAAATGGAAGAAAAACTTGCTAAATTAAAAGCTGAGTAATGACTTCTAAAACTAAAAGTAAACTAACATTAGTTACAGGTATAACAGCAATATTAATGATGTTTGTAATACCATTCTTTTTACCTAATAGTATTGCAAATAATAAAATATTTGTATGGATATACTTTATATTATTCTTTAGTTTAGTTGGATGGTCTAACTATACCAATGAAAAGATAGAAAACATGTCTTTAGAAGAAAAAAGAGAAGAGAAATTAAAAGAAATATTAAAATAATGAATCCAAAAGAAAACCAAGAACAAGAAGAAATACTTAGTGAAGAAGAATTCTGTTACTATAGTGGATTACCATCACCTGCAGCATATCAATGTACAGACTATGATAGTATGGGAAACCATGGTAGATTTCCAAAACAAAAACCTAAATCTAAATCAAGTTTAGAGAAGATTACAGAAAAAATTAAAAATAAATTAAAATAAATTAGGTACAATAGAAAACTTTTTATACTTTTGTACTATAAAAATAACAAATAAACAAAAAGAGAGAATAAAACTTTAATATATACAATTATGAACACAACAATTCTAAATAGAAGAAACTTAACACTGACTGTCTTATCTTTAAGACAAGGGATGGGTTTTGCTCAATTTGGAAATGATTTTAGTTGGTAATCAATTAAAAGTATTATAACAAATAACAAAACCCAAGACTCAAAAAGTTTTGGGTTTTTTGTTTTAAATTGGCCCTGTCGTTCAATGGATAGGACTAAAGCCTTCTAAGCTTTCAATCGGGGTTCGAATCCCTGTGGGGTCACAATTGATATGGTGGAACTGGTAAACACCTAACTTTATACAGAGATATAGAGGATATGGCTAAGGATGAAATAAACTTAGTGTAGGTTCGAGTCCTACTATTAATTAAATAATGCCGAGGTGATGAAATTGGTAGTACATGCAAGACTTAAAATCTTGTGCCCTTGTGGCGTGCGGGTTCAAGTCCCGCTCTCGGTACCATCTGTCGGGGTGGTGGAATGGTAGACACGCAGGTCTTAAAAATCTGTGGACAGTAATGTCCGTGAGGGTTCGAGTCCCTCTCCCGATACAAAATATGCCTCAGTAGTCCCAGTTGTCTTCTAAACAACTACGGGTAATTGGAAACTGAAAATATAGGTTCGAATCCTATCTGGGGTACTAATCACCTGCCGAGGTGGTGGAATGGTAGACACGGTAGTTTAAGAGGCTATTATCTGAAAGGATGTGCGGGTTCGAGTCCCGCTCTCGGTACAAAAAAATATGCAGGTATGGCGAAATGGTATACGCGCACGGCTTAGGACCGTGTTCTGAAAAGAGTGTCGGTTCGAGTCCGACTACCTGTACAAAAACTAAGATATGAAACTAATTAAAGTTGAAGATAAGATATATGAAGTGAAACCTTGTTTACATTGTAAGAAGGATGAAATTGAATATTCACCTGAGGATTTACCTTGGAACACTGATGGGTGGTATTGTGATAGTTGTGGATCAACATATCTTATATTCAATAAAGAAATAGCTGAAGATGTTACTCTTAGAGAAGAAAGAGAAAATAAATTAAAAAAAATAATAAAAGATTAGGTAGATTAAAAACTTTATATTACTTTTGTACTATAAATAATCAAAGAAAAACAAAAAAACCAAAAAGGGACAATAAAAATTTAATATATAAAACAATGAAAACAACTACTATAAATATTAATGTGATTACGATTACGAATTGTGTGAATAACACAACATCGGGTAAGCAGTTATGTATAGTATAAACTCATATATTATAAACAATTTCTAAAGACCCGAACATAAAGTTTGGGTCTTTTCTTTTATATAAATATTCTCCTGTGGTGAAATGGTATCACGTCTGACTGTTAATCAGTTATTCCAGGTTCGAGTCCTGGTGGGAGAGCAAAATTACTGGGTTGCCGTAGTTGGCCGAACGGTTCAGACTGTTAATCTGATGAGCACAGCTCCACCGTGGGTTCGAATCCCACCCCAGTAGCATATTGGCACATACCAGCCCAACCTGATAAGTTGGAGAACTGTAAATGGTTGTTGAAAATGTGGGTTCAAATCCCTCTGTGCCAACTAAATAGGTCTATGGTGTAATGGCAACATCCTTCTTTTACATGGAAGAGACGTGAAGTATAATCTCGGTTCGAGTCCGAGTAGACCTACAAGAGATTCCTTAGCTCAGCTGGTAAGAGCGCTTGTTTAACATGCAAGAGGTCGTAGGTTCGAATCCTACAGGAATCACAATATATTGGTACTTAGCTCACTCGGTAGAGCATTCGCCTGATACGCGAAAGGTAGTGGGATCGTAACCCACAGTACCAACAAAAGGTAGAACCAAAAAATTAATATATATCATAAAAAGATATGTTATGGTTGAAGGTTCTAAAAAAGAAAATATAATTTTACTAAGAAAACAAGGTAAAAGCTATAGAGAAATACAAAAAGAATTAAATTGTTCTAGAAGTTTAATTTCTTACTTTTGTAAGAGTGAAATGTTAAATGATATAGGTCTTAATTCTGGTAAAAAGTTAGATAAAGATGAAATTGAAAAATTGAAAGAATTTTATAAACTAAATTCTATAGAGGAAACAATGAAGGAATTTGGTGTAGGTAGAAGTACCGTTACCAAATATGGTGAGAATAAAAAGTTTACATTTGATAGTGATGATGATAGAAGAAAGTCTAACTATATAAGAACAAAAACATTTAGAAAAAGAACAAAAGAAAAAGCAGTAGAATATAAAGGTGGTAAATGTGTTATATGTGAATATAATAAGTGTGTATCCGCATTAGAGTTTCACCATTTGGATCCCTCTAAAAAAGATTTTACACTATCAAAAAATATGTGTACAGCTTGGGATAAGATTAAAGATGAATTAGATAAGTGTATTTTAGTATGTGCAAATTGTCATAGAGAAATACATGAAAATCTTTTAGAAATAAAATAAATGGTGCTGTGGCCGAGTGGTTAGGCAGAGGTCTGCAAAACCTCCTACACTGATTCAAATTCAGTCAGCACCTCTAATGCTTCTGTAGCTCAGTTGGTAGAGCACCTCACTTGTAATGAGGATGTCGTCGGTTCGAGCCCGTCCAGAAGCTCTGAAAAATGGTATAGTGCCTGAGTGGTCGAAAGGTGCAGTCTGCAAAACTGTAATGATTAATTTCATCATCGTAGGTTCAAATCCTACCTATACCTCTAAAATATGCTTCTCTAGCTCAACTGGCCAGAGTACCACTTTAGTAATGTGGATGTTATTGGTTCGAATCCAATGAGAAGCTCATAAAATGCTGGTGTCGCATAGTGGTCGATTGCACCTACCTTGTAAGTAGGAACTCCAACGTCGCAGGTTCAAATCCTGTCACTAGCTCAACAAAAAGACATTATCTAATTTGATAATGTCTTTTTATTTTTGTATCTTTGTAAAATAATTTAATATAATAATTATGAAAAAGAAAAGATTATACATAGATATGGATGGTGTCCTTTGTAATTTCAGAGGAGCATTTGAGAAAGACTTATTAGAAACACCAAGTCAAAAATACCCACAATCTAGATGGGGATTCTTCCTAAAACTTGAACCAATGGAAGGAGCAATAGAAGCATTTAATTTACTTAAAGAACATTACGATGTTTGGATTTTAACAAGACCATCATTTAGAAATGTTAATTCATTAACTGAGAAAGCTCAATGGGTTTGGGATTACTTAGGATATGATGTTGTACAAAAAACTATTATGGCAGGTGATAAATCATTATTAAAAGGTGATTTATTAATTGATGATGATAATAAAGCTGGTCAACCTGAGTTTGAAGGTGAGTGGTTACACTTTGGTAAAGAAAAATTCCCTGATTGGAAATCAATAACTGATTATTTGATAAAGTAATGAAAGTAGGTAATATAATAGAGTTTCATGTACCCCATACAAAACACATTCACACTGGTAAAGTTATAAAAGTTAATAAAAAGTCAGTTATTGTCATAGATGATAAAACTGGTTTAGAAATCAAAATAGCCATATCTGAAACAGGACATGGCTATGAGGAAAAAGTTAATAAATATTAACTATTTTCTATTCATAACTTCCATTGTTAAATTAGTTACTAATATACCACCTTCTAGCTTTTTATGCCTAATATATGGTTTATCATCCCCTACAGGTGCCAATTTATATTCAAATGAGTATTTACTACCATATTTATCTACAATATAATCTTCAATAGTTAAAACATACTCAACTAATACTTCTGTATCAAATCCCTTATTAGATGAAAAATCTAACATAAATCCATTACTACCTATCCGACTAATCTTTATATCAATTCCCATATCCATAACTTCAACAAGAAGTCCATTTAAGTCTTCTTCTATCTTATCATTATATGGCTTATATTGAAATCCAAAACTTTGACTACTCCAATCTTCAAATGTTTTAACTACTCTCATTATTCAAATAAAGGAAAATTTGGTAAGTATAATCTTGTATTTGCATTATCTGCAAATACAAGATATTTAGAGTCTTCTCTAATTACATATTGGTTAAGTATCTTATTATGTGTATCTTCTGGAATTACATCAAGGAATAATCTAACATTTGTTAACTTCATATCAGAACCTAATATAACAGGGTCAACTCCTTCAAGTTGATAATTAACAGGTTCAATAACTTGTTCATTAGAGTGAACTTTCTTTAATACTGTACTTGTTAATCTAGCAGCATCATCTTCAAATTCAACATTTCTCTTATAGATATATTGTGAAATTGTTCTGTTTCTTTGGTCTACATTAAGTACATAACAATACCAAGTTTCTTCTTCTAACTCAATTACATCACCTGTACCAAAGTCAAAGTCATATTGATTTTCATTTAACATTACTATAATTTTATCATTCTGTAAGTTAACAGACCAACCTAAACTATTTGGATTATCATAATAGTCAAACATATTATAATATTCATCTAATATATAATTATTAATACTAAACCATATAGTGAAACCAATATTATCAGATACTTCTAATAAAGGATCTAAATTGAAATATTCAACTGCAGGTGTTCCAAAATCAACAGATGATAAATCATAGTGAGATTTAGATATTACAGTAGAAGAATTTTCAATTAACTCTTTATCTATTGTGGCAAGATATTTTAATCTGATAGGATCTTTAGTTAAAGGTTTGAATTGGTCTTTATTGGCAATACTTGCTTTATCTTGTGCTATTTCAACTCCAAATAATGAATCAATAGTTGAGTTCTGTGTAAGCATATCCATTTGGTTTTTAATTTCAGTTGTACCAGATTGAATATTTGCTTTTTGGTTGTATTTTTTCAATATCAATTTATAATAAACTGCAGAGTTGTTGAAACTTCTGAATTGTTGAGCATGATCAACAATATACATTCTATTTAGATTACAGAAGTATAAAAAGTCTTCTTTGCTTGGTCTTCTTTGAACACCAAATATTTGTTTGAATTGTTCTTTAGTAACATGAACTTCCATTGTTGAGAATAAGTTCAAATCAAACTGATTCATTACTACTTGACTATCAGGAAAATTATTATTCTCAACTGATATTCTAAGGTCACCTTGACAAACTATATTATATAAAGAGTATTCATGTAATGAATAGTCATAACCATTTTTATCTGGGTCTGTTGCAAAATAAATAACTTGATGTCCAAACATTAACTGAGCATCATTACTTAATTGATTAAGAAGATTAACTGCAGTATTTTGATTATATGGATTATAAAGAAGTGCTTGTTGGTCAGCAGTCATTGGTTTATAAGTGGCTGGTGTTGCACAATTTCCACCACCTGCTGCACCAGAACTTGAACTACTTGAGTTTAAGTTAGTATTAGGTATGAAATTACCATTTGCATCATAAGCACCATTTATATTAGATTGACAACATTCTCTTATCCCATATAAGTTACTTTTTTGAGAATCTAATGTTACATTTTGAAAGTTACCAATAAGATTAATATCCTGAACTCTTATTTGAGAACCTGATGTATTTTCTATTGAGTATTCAACTTGGAAGAATCTTACTGGAGTAAATCTTTTAGTTTTAATATTTTCTTTAGTTAAAACTTCCCAATTAGACCAAGTTCTTGCATTATCTTGAGAGTATCTGTATTTCAGAGAATCATCAGGTACACCAGTAGATGATATAATCTCTACATCATCAATTCTAAAAACTTTGAAGATGTAAGGTGGTTTTATAATTTGGGTCTCACCTGCATCAATTACAGCAGTCGAACCATCATCTATTACAGATGTTGTTTCAATAATGCCTTCTAATGAATATTCCAATATTCTAATAGAACCAATTTTATTAGTTCCTTTTCTTACCCATTTAATATCAATGTTTAGTTTATCTTTTGGATCAATAGTAGGAAAGTTATCAATATTCTTTTTAAGATCATACCAATCAGTCCATCTCTCACCATCTCTTGATAGTCTATAATATTGAACTAAATATCTTGTATCAGTCATTCCTAGTGTATCATAAATAAATTTGGTAAATTTACTAACACCTTCTAAGTTACCAAAACTAAGAATATATTCAGAATCTATTTCATTAAGATATGGAGTTGCATCTACATCAGATGCAGTGGCAGATATATTAAATTTGTCTGATATGGTTATTGTACCATCTAAAGAATTTGAATTTATTGTAAACATAAGATATATATTAAAATAATTAGTTATTCTTTTGATTAAATCAAAAAAAGTTATATCTTTGTATTTAATAGAGCAAAAAAAAGCAAAATGAATATTACAAAAAAGTTTTTAGAATTAACAAGTAGAACTTACCCTCATGGTACTGAGAGAGAGCTATTCCACCTTCTTAACAAAGATTTGAAAGAAGATGAGTTTGGTAACTTATTTATCAAGATTGGTGAGAGTGATGCTATGTTTACTTCTCACTTAGATACTGCAACTAAAGCACTTTGTAAGGTTAACCATATCTTTCAAAAAAACATTATCAAAACTGATGGTAAATCTATATTAGGTGCAGATGATAAAGCAGGTGTTACAATTATGTTGTATATGATTGAACATAATGTACCAGGTCTTTATTACTTTTTCTTAGGTGAAGAAGTAGGTTGTATAGGTTCTAAAAAAGTAGCAGGTGTACAAAAAGTAGAAAAAATACCAGGTATAAACAAAGTTATATCATTTGATAGAAGAGGTACAGATTCAATTATTACATTTCAAAGTTCTAAACGTTCTTGTTCAGATAAATTTGGTCAAGCTCTTGCTGATGAATTAAACTTAATTAACAAAACATTTGATTATAAATTAGATAAGAATGGTGTTTTAACAGACTCTATTCAATTTACAAGTATCTATCCAGAGTGTACAAACATTTCTGTAGGTTATTACTCTGAACATACTTTCTCTGAAAGACAAGATATTGAACATTTAAGAAAACTTGCAGTTGCTTGTTTGACTGTTAGTTGGAATGAATTACCTGTTGATAGAGATCCTTCAAAAGTTGAGTATGATGATTGGTATGGTGGTACATCTTATGGATGGGGTGCAGGTTGGGATGATGAATACTATGATAGTAGATTCAATACAGGTAATTACTCTGGTAAAAAAGAGAACATTGCAGCATTGGCAAACTACCAAGCAAAAAATCTTGATAAGACTTATGCTTATGGTTCATTACAATCAAAACCTGAAATTAAAAGAAACTATATTCATGATAAACCATTTAATTATGTTTCTTATATAGATATTAATCATACAACAACTAAAATAGTTGCAGTAGATTTACATGAGAAAAGAGTTCAATATGAGAAAAGAAAGATTGAAGAATTGTTAACTTCATTAGAAGTACATTATTCAAGAATTGAATGGAATGGATTTAATCTAAATGTTTTCTATACAACTAAAAATGGTGGTCATAAGACAAAATGTGATAGAAATGATATAATTGAGTATCTTCCAGATTTAGATTTTAAAGATTTAGATGTATTAGAAGATTATGATGTTTATATAGAAAGTGAATTATTATACTAAAAGTGAAGTCAAGAGAAATCTTGACTTTATTTTTTTATATATACATAAAAGAAATATAATAATGGCTATATCAATTTTTGATAAAGAATATTGGAGAAAATATTTACCACAGAAATTAAAACTAGTTACTGATAATGGTGACTTTGAGTTGAATCAAACAGATTTAACTATAAATGGTGATTTGATACAAGCTATTTGGTATCAAAAAACATTTGAAGGTCCAAATGATGTAAATGATGATGGTGAACCAGATACTATAGAATTTGATATTCATATGGTTAAAACAAATGATGGCACTGATGCAAATCCAGATAATCTTAAACTTAATATTGATATAACATATGGAGATTCAATGGTCTCTGCATTTACAATATCAATGCCAGGTGAGGTTAATGTTACACATTATAATGGATTTGGATCTAAATTTGATAAAGAAACAGAATTTGGATTTGAGGATGAAACTATTAGAGAATTAGTTGAATTTTTTAATAGATTTGGATTTCAATTAGACTCTAAAGATTTTACATTTATTGATAAATATAAAGATAGTTATACTTATGTTGAAAATATTAAATATATACAATCATATCAATCATTTAGAATAAAAAGAAAAAATAAATAATTATTATGAAATTACAACCACTTAGTCCAGAAGAAGAAACCACTGAACAATTACAAAGATCTATATCTGCTGCATTTGATTCTGTTAATTTAATTAATGAATTGAAATCACAACCCTCTTTAACAGAAGAAGAACAAGACCGATTAAATAGAAATGTAGAACATTTAAGAATTATGTTAGACAAAGATTGGTTCTCAGAAGGTTTAACTGAACAACAAACAATTGATATAGATGCTTGTTTAGTATAATAAAATAAAGTAATAGTATGAAATACTTAAAGAATAGTGAAAAATTTAAAGCAAGTTTAGAAAGTAAACCAACCATTAAGTTAATTGAGAATGTTAACTTTCATAAGACTCATGTTAAACAATTAGGAGAAGTTCAACTTCCAGACCCTGAGTTTGGTGATTTAAAATTAAGTGTAATGCCATTTGAAAATACTGGAGAATGGGTTTCTCTACCAGAAGGATTTAAAATATGGGAACAATCATTTAATGATGTTCTTAAAAAAATTCCTTTACAAGAAGGTGCAAACAAACACTATATTACAATAGATACAAAATTCTTCACTACAGATGAATTTCTAAGAAGAGAAGGAGTACACATTGATGGTAACTTCTGTGTGGATCCTAAGTTTAGAAAAATTAATGAGACAACTATTGAAGATGTATTAGATCCTGATTTCTTTGATGATGTTGATGAATATGAAGATGAATTTAAAGCTTCTTGGGGTGGTGCAGAACCTTTACCAAGTTGGGGTGGTGCAGAATATAAAACTGACAAGCATTTAAAATCATCCTGGGGTGGTGCTACTTGGGGTGGTGCAAGATTTAGTTATACTGATAAATATGAAGAAAAAGCAGATAACTCACATGTTAAAATGGACTGGGTATTACCATATAAAGATATTATTATTCCAATTGCAGACTATGTATCAGAAAGTAAAGGTGGTATCTTAACTGTATCAACAGAAGTTGGATGTCAAGCTTGGGATGGTGAGTTCTATGGTGAGATTTTAGGAGAAGGAGCTTTTACTGAAATGGAAGACCAATTAACTGATGATAGAAAAGTTATATTTGAAAAGAATCAATTATATTTTATGTCAAGTAATACACCTCATGAAACTTTACTTATTAGTAAAGGTAAACGTAGAACTTTCTTGAGAATTACCTTAAATCATAATTATAAAAATGAATCAATCTTAAATTAAAGTTTGGTGATTTAAAAATAAGTTGTATCTTTGTCAAATGAATGAACAAATCAAAAGATTAATAAAACAAGGTGAAAGTAATACAAGTATTACTTTAATGACTGGTGCAAGTTATGCAACTATTAATAACCTTAGAAATCAGTTAAATTTTGAGGAAAAGACAAAAAAAATAAAAAATTTTAAAAAATTTAAAGAATAAATTAGGTTGATTGAAAACTTTATATTACTTTTGTAGTATAAAAATAGAAAAAAACAAAAAGGAACAATAAAAAGTTAATATATAGTATTATGAAAAATGTAAATAAAAATATAGTAGTTATGCCGCAGCCGATGCAGGATCAGGATTGTTTTACGAACCAAACTAACTATGTCTTTACATTAAGTTAATATATAAAAGTATTAATAAAAATATAAAAGCCTGTTAGTTTTCTAACAGGCTTTTTTGATTACAAATAAAATTAGAGTATTGTATAA